CACAAACAAAAATAAAATTATGTTAATCAAAACAATTGCAAAAGTAATAGCTAAAAAATTAGAGGACTGGCTCGAAACAATCACAGACGAAAACCTTAGAAAAGAGGTGCGGAAAAGCTTGCTTGTAAGCGGGGGGTCAATTACCTCTTTACTGCTAAATGAAAAGGTAAACGATTATGATGTTTACATTCAGGATATGGATGTCCTTATAAAATTGGCAAATTATTATTGCCCTGGGCAAGTGCTCGACGGACGCAAAAAACAGGAGTATCTTAGTCAAAGCCAAGACACGGTTTTTAATAATGATAACGAAACCGATAATTTGGCACAACAAAGGGTTAGATACCTTTCGTTAAAAGACAACCAGGTTAAACTAAATGTTGCCTCCGATGGTGTGCGTATGCAGCCCGCCGGTCCTGATGAAAAATATACCGTAGCTTTCTTATCTCAAAACGCTATTTCTCTAAATGACGATGTTCAAATCGTTTTACGCTTCAACGGCACCCCGCAGGAGATACACGAGACCTTTGACTTTATACATGCCACAAACTACTTTACTTTTGCTGACGGCCTTGTTACCAATGTTAAAGCCCTGGAGTGCGTTATAACTAAAGAGCTAAAGTATCAGGGCTCACACTATCCTCTTACCTCTATTATCCGTATGAAAAAATTTATACGACGTAACTGGAAAATAAACGCCGGGGAGATACTTAAAATAATGTTCCAAATTTCCGAGCTCGATTTAAAAGACGTTGTTGTCTTAGAGGAGCAACTTATTGGGGTTGACATTGCATATTTTTCCACCCTTATAGAAATAATCCGGGGCGTACCTCCTGAAAAACTTTGCTCGAGTTATCTAAACGAACTAATTGACAGAGTTTTTAATCAATATGACGACCCCGAAGAAAATGACTCAAACTATTAATGATATAGGAAATAAGGGCATAAATGTTTTGTCTTTGTTTGATGGTATAAGTTGCGCACGTGTTGCCCTTGAAAAAGCAGGAAAAAATGTAGTTAAATATTATGCCTCTGAAATAGAAAAGAAATCTATATTAATTGCTCAAAAAAATTATCCTGATACTATTCAGGTAGGTGATGTTATTCAATTACAGCATATAGATTGGGAAGATACATGGATTGATTTATTGGTTGCCGGCTCTCCTTGTCAAGGGTTTTCAATAGCAGGAAATCAATTAAATTTCGACCATCCTCAAAGCAAGTTGTTTTTTGAATTTGTTAGGATTTTAGAGGAGATTAAGGCAAAAAATCCAAATGTAAAATTTTTACTTGAAAACGTAAAAATGAAAAAAGAGTATCAAGATGTAATTTCAAAAATACTCGGCGTGCAACCTATAGAAGTCAATAGCGCATTAGTATCGGCTCAAAATAGAGTAAGGCTTTATTGGACAAATATAGAGGGCTTCGTTATGCCTAAAGATAAGGATATTGTTTTACTCGATATTTTACAGCACAATGTTGAGGATAAATATTATCATTCCGAGGCTGCTATAAACTATATGAATAGAGTTGTTAATGGTGGTCGAAATCATTGGGATTTTGCACATCATTCAGACACAAATAAAGCAAAGAGTGCTTGTATAACAGCTAATTTTAAAAAAGGGGTTCCTTATAATGTTTTAATACAAAGGTCAAAAGTAAACCAAATTAACCCCTATAGCGGATGCAGTACAAATCAACCTAAAATGCAGCATCGTATTTTTAGCGCTCATGGGAAAAGCACAGCATTAACAACTTTTTCAGGCCGTACAGCAATATACCCGGATAAAGATGATTTGATTAGGAAATTAACCCCTATAGAATGTGAAAGGCTTCAAACTTTGCCGGATAATTATACTTTTGGTGCCCCTGACACAAAAAGATATGAGGCCATTGGTAACGGTTGGAATGTAGATACAGTAGTTGAATTTTTTAAACATTTATAAAATGAAAGTACCGGAAATTTACAGAGTAAGGCACGGCGTTTTTGGAACGACTGCCAATGACGGCAACAACGGGGTCTTTGAAATCCCACATTACAAAATTGCAGGGTATATATTTTACCTGCTAATATCCGACGGGGAGGGTTGGGAGCACGTGAGCGTAACGGTTGGCCAAAAGGGTAAACCGGCTCACAGGTGTCCGACCTGGTTAGAAATGTGTTGGATAAAAGACCAATTTTGGAACAAAGACGAGGTTGTTGTACAATACCACCCCGCCCAGGAGGACTATGTGAGCAATCACGATTTTTGCCTCCATTTATGGAAACCCACAGATTTTAAAATGCTAACCCCGCCGACGTATCTTGTCGGCATACCTAACAAATTATAATTATGGAAAAAATTAATTTAAATTTTGAAGCCAAGACGGTTGAAATAAGCGGCGGCTACAACAATAAAATTTCCCTTGAGATAACTGATATAGACCCGTCGGATATTTTAGCGAAATTCACCACCACTCAAATTGCCGAGCATTTTGAAACTCAAGAGATTGTTGACGCCCTGGATGACGAGAAGCTTGCCGAGGCAATCGGTTCCGACTGGGTTACCGGTATTTTTGAGGCAAAAGATTTATTAAAGCACATGGATGAGGCCGAGGTTTTAAATTACTATAGTATTGCCACCTTAGTTGCACACGGCGGTATAGGGCGTTTACTTGACCACATTGGTATTGAAGCCGTTACCGAGCACTTTGGGCTTATAACCGGTGATACAGAAACCACTGAATAAAATGGAGCAAAAACTCACATTAGAGCAAGCCTCTAAAATATTCGAGAAAGAATATGGTCCGGACCGATGGCCGAAAGTTCAAAACTATATCACTGACTTGGGAGGTTGGTGCATTGGTATGTATAGCCTGAAGCACCCAAAAGACCAGGTTAAAAAATTGGAGAGTGGGCACCGTGTATGGCGCCCGTGGTCTCTCAGAGGTTTGGAAATAAATAACGGATGGACACGCATAAACTCCATTGAAGAGATACAAGAGTATGCTGACACCGATGCCAGGGCAATACATGTTTGCCATATAGACAATGCAACCTTTGATATTGTGGATGGCAAGCACCTTGTTAACTGGTTTGAAAAGGGGTGGATAACTCACTATGTAAAACCAATTTGCCGGCCAATGCCGCTATACTGATTATGGCAACACAAAGCGGACTTAGGACTTGTGTGGAATTGTTCACCATATTGCTTGCCGAGGCCAAAGAGCGCGGTTTTGGCATTTACGGTATATGCAATTTTGTTGACCGGTTGGTTATCAATAGGGTCTTTACAGTTGCCGAGGGCATAAAGATAGTGAGCGCCTTGGCTATAAACCGGCCTAAGGATATACCGGAAAACCAACATTACTATTGGCCGACCGGCTCAGATTATACCCAGGTTCGTATTGAGTTTATTGATAAGCTGCTATATGCTTACACAAATCACTGGAAAGAAATCGAGGCCGAAATAAAAGATAAGGTTAAGGATATTTTGAGGTAAGAATTAAATAATATCAAATTAGCTAACCACGGGCGGTTAACGCCGCCCTTTAAAAATAATGAGTATGGCAGATATATTACCGGATGGTAGTTTTCAGGGTTATAGTAATACATGTAAAAAATGTGGGAAAACTATAAAAGTTAATTTTCAAGGCGATGAAATAGAGTTTCACGAATGTTTAACCCAATCAGGCGAAAGCCTTTAAAGAAAAACTATGGCAAGATATGTAGCGGATATAACCGTAAACGAGGAGGCTTATGATACATGGTTGGAGCCTTATATCGGTTGGACTTTTAAAGCGACAAGAGTTACACGTAAAAATGTTTTTTGGTTAATGGAAATTGGAGACAGGCATTTTAGGCGTGAAAAAAAAGAACCGATTTATTTTGATATAACTCAATCAACCGAAACAAGATAACAGTATGAATAAAGCACTTGCAAATTGGATTTTTTACGAGGATGGTAGTACTTATTATTGCTTTCCTTGTGTTGAGAAAAGAATGGCAGAAATAAACGAAAATAGAGAGTTTTCCGAGGAGATTGGTTTTGAGGACGGCAACGAATGCGGATATTTTCAAGATTATGCAAATGAGGATTATGAGGTTACCTGTTGTAAATGCGGTGCCCCTCTCTTTTCAAATATAGATTGTTAAACTTAAAGCCTCTGTAACCAGGGGCTTTTTGCTATTATAAAAGTATGTTAATTATTATTTACCTTTGCTATAAGGAAAATTTATATAACTATGGAAAACGATAAAAACAAACGCACCCAGGACGAAACGAAATTTAAGCCGGGAAATAGATTTTGGGAGGCAAGGACAAAGCACGGCATCGATAAAATGTTTAAGACGCCAAAGATACTCAAGGACGCGGTTATCGAGTATTTTGTGTGGGTGCAAGATAACCCGCTCCCATCGGCCGCCGTACATGACGGCAAGGTCATAATGGTACCCAAAATGCAAGCTATGACTATGAAAGGCCTTTGTATATTTTTAGGGGTAAACAACCGCTACTTTGGTCAGTTCAAAGCCAGGGTTGAGGAGGCCTTACTTGCTGACCCAAAGGGCGAGGTCGACCAAAAAAAGTTTAAACTCAATACCGAATTTGCTACAGTCATAACATGGGTAGAGGACTGTATATTTACCCAAAAGTTTACGGGAGCCGCTGCCGGCCTCTTAAACGGCAACCTCATAAGCCAGGAGCTAGGAATGAGGGGCAAGATAGAAGTCAATCACAAAAACAACGGCGGCAAGTTCGAGCCGGTGCAAAACAACGTTATTATACGTATGCCTCACAACAACCGGCCGCTCGTCAACATGGGCAAGCAAGCCGACGATAGCGGGCCAGGAACCGACCAAAATCAAAGCCAACCTTAGTGTTGGCTTTTTTTTAAGGCTTATAAATAATAATTTTATCTATTTAAGTATAAATATTTATACTTAAATATTTGTGAGTATTGTATTTTATACTATCTTTGGTCTATAATTAAAAAAATAAAAATTATGGCCACTATTTTAATAGATAACGAGTTTGAATGCAGTATTGAAAGTTTTATAGCCGAGAATACTTGCGAGGGCGTCGAGCCTTTGACTGAAACCGAAATGTTGGAACTTAAAAATTTAAATGTTGGGGATAGTTTTTACATCGGAATTTCAGAAATAAAAAGACTGAAATAATAATATGAGCTTTTACAATAAATAAAATTTATGAAAACACAAATATCACACTTGAGAAGCGGCGCGGTAACCCAGGCTTTAAACAAAGAGGTCGATTACTCTATCTTACCCAGGTCAACCGCCCACGATGCCCACGCCGGGAGCGCGGTGTCCGATGTGTCAAAAGTTTGGAAAGAAGTTATAACGGAAAACCCCTGGCAGTTAAGAATAACTCTAAACGGTAAAGAGTTCACCTTAAAATCAAATTGGTCCGGTAAATTGAAAGCTGTGTATTACTATGCAGATATTTCCTATGCCGAAATTAAAGAGCTGTTTGATTTGGATTTACCATTTTCAGGAACCGCACGAATATTGGTAGAGCACGCCAATATTATTAATATAGCAAATTCAAATTACTCAACTCTGTTTTATATTTGCCCATCGTTTATAAATATACTTGAATAAAAATAGGGGTATTTTGTTCAAGTGAGCCAGGCCGAAACGCCTGGCTTTTTTATTGGGTATAAAATATTATACTTTTTATTTGTGAGTATAAAATATTATACTTAATTTTGAGGTATAATAATAAAGCGAAAAACATTATGTCAGCATTACAAGTACAAAAGGAAATGAACAAAAGATTTGCAGCCCCTAAGCCAAACCACAAAAAAGTATACGAGCTATTTAACCAAATGAATGAGCTTAGGGAAATCGAGGGGCTACCTTTCTTTACAATGCCAGGCCTACAAGCCAGGTTTAACGATACAAGGAAATCACATTAATAACCAGGGCGCTCCCGGGCGCCCATTTAAAAAATCATTATGAACTTACAAAAGACTTTTGAGGCCATGCTCGGCCGACCGGTTACAATCGAGGAGGCAAGAGAATTGGCAGACACGCAATTCGGAACGCTATCAGCTTATTTAAGACAAACTTATCGAGCCTACTATCCTGAATTTTCAGAGAGACGGGCAAATCTTAGAGCCGAATGGAATGAGCTGAATAAAAAAACGCCTACCGACTGGGAGGATTATTTGCTCGAGGCCGAAAAGAACGCCCACGTTGAAGCTCTTAAAAATAAGTAGTAACCCAGGGGGCGAGACCCGCCCCCTCTTTTAAATTTAAATTATGAATTTAGCAAAAGCAAACGGTTTTATTGCTGTGAGAGTATTCGACCGACAAGGATATACTTACGTAAATTATAATTTTATACAAGAGCTACACCAGGACGCCGGCACAACAAAAATTATATTTCATGGTGAGGAGTTTTTACAAGTGCAAGATACTCCGAGCGAAATAATCAATCTGATAAACGACAATCAAAAAAATGTTTAGATATGCCAAGACAATTTAAAAACAAAATACGGCTTTACTTTGAAGTAATTGGCCATGATATACCGATAACACTTGCCCAGGCAATACATAGGCATTGTTCTTATGATACTATTATCCCCGATGTATACGGCAATAAAGAGGAGTATCGAGGTGGCAATTTTGATTTTCCTGTTACGATAAGGGAACGCCAAAGAATAGGTTTAGAGTTTGCTAATTTTAGAACATTAATATCGTTTATGCAAGACCCTTATGTTATTGCCAGTCTTGTATTAATCGACGAAAGCCCATTTTAATATGGAAAAGCATAATAGAAAGCATAACGAGCCGGAGATACCCCGCCGGCATTTTTGGCGGGCCATGGGCTGCATAGCGGCGCCCTGGGTGATAGTAGCAATAATATTTATAATCAAACATTTTATAAAATGAAAGTAGAAATTAACATTGACCTTTTTAAGCTAATAGGATTTGGAATAATGATTTTATTGCTTATAGTAGTTTGTTTAATCGGTACTAAAAAAGAAAAAAAATAATGTACACACTAAAAAATTGGAAAGCATACCTTAATCGCTTTCGCCTTACCAACAAAGACGTTGCTCTTGAGTTCAACATGAGCCCGCAAAACGTAAAACAAGAGACCTCTCCCAAACGCGTCGAGGCAAAAGGGTTGCCGGTATGGGCACACGCGGCTCTTGTAACGTGGTACCGCCTGGAGCCCATAGAGGCGCTCCAGGCTATGCACGACCAAGAGGAGGCACAAGAGACTAACTTTGAGAAAGCAATCCGGGAGACGGCCGAAAACGAGCCCGCTCCCCTTGAAAAACTAATTGAGGGCGTTTACGGTTGCGGTTGCTCTGTTGCCGGCGGGCTATTTCGCCGCAACAAAGAATGTAAGGTCAAAAAGGAAAGCCATAAATTTCAAAACTAACCATGAGAAAAGAAGCTTTTGACAGAATAACGGCCGAGCTCGAGCAAGGATATTATTGGATATTGACCGATTACGGCAGTTGGATAATTGCCGAGTGGGTGCCACGGGTGCAAATACCAGGTGAGCCATACAGCCCAGGCGGTTTTTATTCTCATACAGTCGGCAACGGCTTTGTAAGTGTACGCCAAGAGGATGTTTATATGATACAACCCCAAAGACTTAAAAGCCCAAATGAAAAATTATAAATTTAAAATACCGATTTATTACGATACGCTTTGCGTTATAAAAACAAACAACCTTAAAAAGGTTGCTAAAAAATTTGGGATGCACTTCAAACCGTGCGCTGCATTTGTTTTTAAAATTCAGAAAAAAAGTGGTAGAACTATTTATTACGCTGCCTTTGATTATACCAATCCTCATGTAATTGCACATGAGACCGTACATTTAGTAAATTTGATTTTCAAAGATAGAGGTGTGTATCTCGATTTAGAAAATGACGAGCCACAAGCATATCTTACCGGTTGGGTGTTTAATAAAATATTCACAAGTTTAAAAAAATGATAGCTAAAGACATACAAAACGCCCTCGATAAATATTACGCCACCGGTGCCCGCTACATAGTGCCCAACGTTTACTTTTTTGGCGCCGGTTACTGTGAGACTGACTTACTCGTTGTTAAAGAGCCCAATGGCTTTATTTATGACATAGAGGTAAAGATTAGCCGGCAAGACTTCAAAGCTGATTTCAATAAGAGCGACAAGCACCAAATACTCGAGCATGGCACCAGGTCGTACCAATATCCGACTTATGAGCGGCAAGACGGGCAAACTCAAATGTTTGAAGCCGGGACGCCTCGCCCTGTTAGCGGCCGGCCCAACCGTTTCTTTTTTGCGGTGCCGGAGCTGCTTATCTCCCGGAGCGAGGTGCCGGCGTATGCGGGGCTTTTGTATGTGTCAGAAAGTGGAAAGGTTACCAAAGTAAAAGAGGCGCCGGTGTTGCATAAAAACGTCATACCGGTCGAGACGGTACTTTGCCGTAAATTTTATTTCTCTTTCCGAGAGCTAAGAGACTATAAAGAAAATTCGGGGGTAAATACCCTTAAAAATAAAATCAATCGGTTAGACCGGGAAAACAATGAGCTCCAAAGCCGATTATTAGAAAAGGCCAACGACATTTTTTTATTGCAGGTAACTAACAGGAAATTAACACAAGATTTATATGAGGCTAACCAAAAACTTATCATAAACGGAATTTTATAAAAATATTTTTTATGAAAGAAATTGTTTTTAGACCATTACGCAGAATAAAAAAAACAGGTAAAATAACGGTTGCCTCCTATAGCCAATGGAGAAAAATAAAAAGTTTAGATTGCAGAGAATTTAAATTGATTATAGATACTGATTATAAAAAGTTTTATAACAAAGACTTTGTATATAACCACAAAGGAGAAGAGTTGTTTTTTAAAAACTTTAATCCTAACGATATTGTAGGACTCAACAAAAATAATTTTGAATTTCCTAAAATGTGGAAAAATGATTTTATGTTTTCAGCAAGTGGACTGGACGTTGATGGGGTTCCTACATTTTCAAACGGAACAATAAATAATCTATATTCAAACGAAAAACTAAATGAATATAGCTTATTAACTGTAGAAGTTGTTGTTTTTTGGTTTGGATGGTTTATATATCAATTAAAAAATAATGAATTAATTTTTAAATAATCCCTAAATAATAATTTATGAAAAATGGTAAACCACAAGTAAAAAAGTATGACCCTATCTATTTAGGGCAAACCGGACAAAGCCGAGCCGAGCGTCGTGCGGCCGAGAGAGCTACAAAGCCTAAACATAAAAAAAAGTAATGGCAATTTTTAGCTTTGAGGACAAAGAGGAGATTGAAAAACACGCATTAAAGCGTATTTATGCAATTCCTGAATTAATGCGTTTTTTGGCTGAGCAAGCGGGAAAGGGCGCTACTCATGTAGAGATAGATTTGAGCCGAGAGCCAATTTATGCTTATGACTGGATAACTTCGTTTAGGGAACTATCAAAAAGCGAGGTAACGGGTAAAAAATTAAGAAAGCTTTTAAAGGAAATTGAAGAACTTAAAAAAAAGTAAAAAATGAAAAAATCTATTTTATTAATTTTCGCCCTGGTGGCGTTATCTTGCTCGAGTGAGGATGTAATACCGCTCAATGACTGTGAGGGCACACAAGCCGAAATTAACGCCTATTATGATGGGCAAATCAATTGGGTTGTTGAAAACAGCTCACCGGTTGACAACCGAAAAATTGAATTACTTAACCAGGAGCGGGCCAACCGCCTTGAAAACGCTTGCGACTAATGAATATTTATAAATTTAAATTAGCGGTATCCGGTGTAAATACCTCGCTACAATTAAGTAGCAACTCAAAAATATTGCATGTAGCTACGCAAATGGGTATACCCCATGTTTGGGTATTGACTGACCCTAACGAGCCTCAAATCGAGGTTATAATTAACTGTTACGGTACCGGTGAAAAAGTAACGGATTATAGTAAGTATATTGGCACCTTAGAGGTAGGTGCTGGTTATATATTTCATTATTTTGAAAACACTTTATAAAACATTTTACTATGGAATTTAAATTTAAAGGCATTGTTGATTTAACTATGTATCATAAAATAGGGGACAATAAATCAAAGCATGTAAAAACAGATTTTAATTTAGAGGTTTCAAAAAACCTAGATAAGTCTAAATATTTAAATAATGGGTTACCTACCGTTGCAGGTACTAAAGCATTAACCTCTGCTTTTGTTCAAGGACTTGTTGGTAACATACATCAAGCTCACCAAAATGGTTATTGGGATAGTGCTGAACATCTTAGATACATTATATCTGAATTAGAAAGAGGCTTTATTCAGGTTTCACATGTTAGTAAAGGAGAATTTGATTAAAAGTCTAAAATACTTTATATTTGCCCTGCATTATTTTGAAAACACTTTATAAAATATGGAGGTTCCATTATACCAAGAGGGAGATTTGTTATTTGTTGATGTAACAATTAACAAAGTAAAAGGCTGTTTTCTTATTGATACGGGTTGCGAGGTTTCGGTTATTGGAGAAAAAAGCATCGGTTTTTTTAGAGTAGATACTATTGACGGATTAACACACGTTTCTCAATCAGCAAGTAATACTATCATAATGAAAGAAACAAAGCCAATACAACTAAATTTTGGAGGCGTATTTATAGAAACTTCTGTTAGATGTATCTGTATTAATGCTATAAATGAAACGTTATTGCAAAGAGGTATTTCCGGTATAGATGGCCTTATTGGTTGTGATATTTTGGAATATTTTGGGGCTGTGATAAATTTTGGTAGTTTGACAATGCATTTAATAAAACCATAGTGTATATTTGCCCTGCATTCAATCCAATATACCCGTGTATTCATCTTAAAAGCCTCTTATGTCACTAAGAGGCTTTTTTTATTACTTTTGTGACTTAACATTTTAAAAACATAAGTATGAAAACGCTTTTAGCAAAATTTAAAGTTGGCTCGACTGTCAACTATGGAAACAACAACGTTGAGGCTAATTTATCAGCTGTAACGGGAGATAGCGAGGAAAACAAGACTTTCAGCAAGTACACGCCAAACGCCTCGGTTAAAATACACATTACCAACCCTGATGCCCTCGATTTTTTTGAGCCTGGAGAGGAGTATGTGTTTGAAATCAAAAAGGCAGAAAAGAAAGTATAAAATATTATATTGATTGTTTTTTTGTTCTATTCATAATTCGTTTTTTAGCTTTATACCCCGTTGCTACCACAACGGGGTATTTTTTTGTTACAACTTTGTTAACTTTGCTCAAAAGGATTACCAATGTTATACGAGCAAGAGCAAGAGATAATTGAGCCACAAGAGGGCTATCAAACTAATGTACTTTCGTCGGAGGCCGATATTGTTATCAGCGGCGCCGCGGCCGGCGTTGGCAAAACCTTTGCCCTATTGCTCGAGTTCTTACGTAACACAAATATCCCAAATTTCGGCGGTGTTATCTTTCGACGTACATCCCCGCAAATACGAGCCGAGGGCGGTCTTTGGGATGCCTCAATGAAAATTTATAATAAAGTCTCCGGTGCCATACCCACACAATCCCGGCTCGAGTGGAATTTTGGCAATAACGTAAGCCTAAAATTCTCACACCTGGAATATGAGCAAAACGTGCATGACTGGCAAGGATCGGAGATTGCTCTCATAGGATTTGACGAGCTCACGCACTTCTCTAAATTCATGTTTTTTTACCTTATGACGCGTAACCGTTCAACATGCGGGGTTAAGCCTTATATACGCGCAACATGCAACCCTGACCCGGATAGTTGGGTTAGGCAATTTATCGATTGGTGGATTGGGCCGGATGGTTTCCCAATACCGGAGAGAGAGGGTGTGATACGTTATTTTATGGTTGATAACAATAATTATATCATGGGCGCCACCCCTCAAGAGGTTATTGAGAAAGGTTGGCACGTATTGCAGCCCATAGTTGAGCAATCAGGTATCGACCCGGTACACTTTATTAAATCGCTGACATTTATATCAGGAAATATTTACCAAAACAAAAAGCTTTTAGAGGTTGACCCTGGCTACCTGGGCAACCTTAACGCCCAGGACGAGGAAACCAAGGCCCGATTGTTGGGAGGTAACTGGAATGTTAAGACCTCTTTACAAGATATATATGATTTTCATAAATTTGCTGATATATTTACTAACGAACACGTTCTTAAAAACATACAGGCGGCAAAGGCCAGGCTCGCAAAGAGGTTGCCCACGCCGGAGGAGCGTAAGCAACGGGACGCCGACGAAAAGCTTGTAAAGCGCTGCATTACCGCCGACATTGCGCTAAAAGGTTCCGATAAGCTTTTTGCTTTCGCCTGGGAGGGTAAAATGTGTATTGGCTTTGTAGTATATCCCAGGTCAAACGGTAAACAGGTTATTGGGGCAATAAAAGGCCTGGCCATAAAGCACGATATACCAAACAGCTCAATAGTATTCGATAACGACGGCGTTGGCCAGTTTGTAGACGGCTTTATCGTGGGAGCGGTTGAATTTAACAACGGCTCGAGCCCAATAGGGAAAGCCAACTATAATCACTTAAAAAGCCAATGTTATTTTGAGAGCGGCAACTCGGTTGGCCGTGGTGAGTATTACATCCCGCCGCACATTGCTAAAATGCCATTTGACGATAAACAAACTCTTGAGGAACGTATGAAATACGAAAGAAAGGCCATTAAAAGAGACAAGCCGGACGAGGACGGCAAGCTCCAGGTCATTAAAAAATCAGAAATGAAAGCCTTTTTAGATAACCAAAGCCCGGACGTGCTCGATGCGTTTATGATGCGCGAGTTTGTTGAGCTTGGAATGCCACGACGACACGGCACAAGCGACGAGCAAGCGAGACAAATAAGATATTAAACAACAATTATATTATGGACGAAATAATTTTACAGCTGACAAGTGCGGAAAGCATTGACACCGCGATAAAGACCTTAACCTCCCAGGCCAAACCTCTCGAGGAGGTAACCAATAACCGAAAAGAGTACTCTGAAATTAAGAGGGATATTAGGCAAACACAAATTGCATTTACCCAAAGAGACAAGCCTCTCCCGGCGTTGGATGGTGAGCCCGCCGAGACTTTGGTTGGCATACGAATACCTTTTGCATTCCAAAAGAAAATTGTAAAGACGGCCACGGCCTTTGAGGTAGGGGAAAGCGTTACATTGACCCCTAACGCACCGGGAACTCTTGCCGACGAAATTTTTAGACTTTGGAAAATAAACAGGATGGATAACAAAATCCAAACCCTTGTTGAAACCGTTAAATCTGAAACGGAAAGCGCTATAAATTTTTACATCGATAAAATTGACCCAACGACCCAGTTTAACCGCGTCTTAGGCCCTAATAAAGTACAGGAGATAAAATGTACTGTCTTTACATCAAAAGGCGGCATAATGGCACCCTATTTCGACGAGTACGGGGATATGAAAGCTTTCACCTGGATGTATGTGCGTAAAATCGGAGATAAGGACGTTACTTTTACATGGGTTTTTACAGATACAACCGTTTACAGATATAGCAATGCAACGGGAAAAACTCAACCTATTGCGGCAACGGAAACTTTAAAGCCTATAGAGCCGCATGGCTTTACCAAAATTCCTATTGTCTATTTAAGCCAGGATAGGCCGGAGTGGTATGACGTGCAAGACATGATTGACCGGTACGAAACCTCTTTTAGTAAACTCGGCGCCTCTAATGATTATGACGGCCACCCTTATATGAAAATTTTTGGAGAGGTCAAAGCCATGCCAAAGCGCGGGGACGATGGTAAGCTATTTCGGTTCGATATGGTTGAGGACCCTAAAACCGGAGAGGTTACTCACGGGGATGCTGAATTTATGACAAGCGACACCGCCGGCGAAAGGGTTAAGCTCGAGCTCGAGAAACTGGAAAGCCTAATATATTCAATGACAAACACCCCTAAGTTATCACTTGACGACCTTAAAGGCCTGGGAGCGGTTTCCGGTGTCGCTATGAGGCTCATGTTTTTGGATGCCATTATAAAAGCTAAATTAAACGAGGGCTTTAACAGGACATTTGTCGAGCGTATTTTAAACGTTTTGATTTCGGGAATTGTAAATACAACGGTTGTAGCCTACAAGGCACAAGCCGAAAATTTACTTTTTGAGGTTGAGTTTAATTCGATATTACCTAACGATATTAAAGAGATTATTGATAACATGGTTGCGGCTAAGGGTGCCGGTTTAGTAAGCCAGGAAACCGCTGTTAATAAAATAGGCCTTACAGACGATACAGACGCCGAGCTTGCCAGGATTAAAAAAGACAAAGAGGAGGCCGCCGCACTCGCACCGGCTACCGAGCCCGGAACCGGAGACCAGGGCAATAAGCCGCCTACTCCTGCCAAGCTTGCTCCGGCCGCTGCTTAAAAAAAACATTATAAAAGTATTTGTTGTTATAATATAATTATTATATTTGTGCCTGTAACGCATTGACGTTACAGGCTTTTTTTATTAACGTGGAAAATTAATAATCACACAATATGGCTAATCGACATCATGGTCACAAAAAAACCGTTTTTTGTACCGTAAACGGCTGTAGTTATACTTCAAGGCAATGGGTAAGAGGGCCTATATTCTTAAAAATTACAAATAGAATTTCAAATCACTCAACTCTTTGCCCAAAACATAGAGTTAAATTATTATAAAATTATGTATACAATTGACGAGGATAATAAACCCTTATTTATTAGTTTTTCAGGGGGTGAAACTTCGGGGGATATGCTGATAAGGCTTTGCAATGAATATGCGGGAAAAAGAAAAATAATAGTTTTATTTGCCAATACTGGTCAAGAGGACGAAAGGACTTTAATTTTTGTAAAGCAAATAGAGGATTATTATAAAATACCTATAATTTGGATTGAGGCTATTATTAACATTGGTAAAGTAGTAAATGGTAAAAAACACATTTTTGATGCCTTGCAATGGATAAGAATTACGAGAAAGCTTAAAAAGAAAATTGGAGCCGAAAAAGCTCAAATCTATTTAAATAATTTACCTTATTTCAAAATTGGCCCAAGGCATAGGGTTGTTAATTTTGAAACCGCCTCGCGACATGGCCAACCATTTAGAGGGATAATTGCTAAGCACGGAATACCCAACAAACCAAATCCTCATTGCACTCGAGATTTAAAAACGAGGCCAATGGAGCATTATTTAAAAACAATAGGACTTTTTGATTATCATACAGCTATTGGTATCAGGTATGACGAGCCCGAACGTATTGGGTCAAAGTTTTATCCAATGTATAATTGGAAAATAACAAAGCAACACGTTAATCAATCCTGGGATTTAAGACCTTTCAGGTTAACGTTAAAAGGTTATGAGGGAAATTGTCGTTGGTGTTGGAAAAAAAGCCTTAGAAAGCATCTTACAATAGCGTCTAATACTCCTGATGCTTATGATTTTCCTATTGAAATGGAGAAAGAATATGGTTATTTTATTCCACAACATAGGATTGACGCAATGATGAAAAAAGGTGTTGAGATTTCTTTACCTATTACATTTTTTAGAGAAAACATTAGCGCCGTCGATATTTTAAAAAGGTCAAAGGGCTTTACTCAATTTGCAACTGACGACCGTATTAATATGGCAGTACAAGGAACACTTGACTTTGATGTTGTGGAAAAAATGAGGAGTTTGATAGAGAGGGGCGTTGAGCCTGGAGAAGCTGCAAAAATTGCTATTAAGCTCGATAGTGATATTGCAGATTTCGAGGAGTTTGATAGAGAGGATTTTGAATGTGGGCAAAATAGCTGTGAGCCTTTTAAATAATGGATAAAATAAAATATATCGACATACATGCCCTATTGCACGGGGATTTTCTCCGGGAGTTTAGCCCGTTTGAGAGATTTAAATTACTGCCTTTACACCACAACACGATTGAGCTGCTAAAATACCGAGGAGCGACCTCTTATGTGCATAAAATAGGCGGCATCCCTTACCAACGGTATCTTTTTTATATGCAAAACCCAATCGACGACGGTATTGTGCTAAGAATTTGTTACAACTAAAATTATATACTATGGACTTAAAAACAAAAAAAGAGGTATCGGCTTTATTTACCGATAATTTTATCGACCGTATCAATGAGGATGTTTACGCTAACAAGGTCGTTGAGGCAATGATGCACGGCGCCGCTCCTTATACTCTAATAGAGGATTTGGTTGGCGTTATCAATGACCAGGGTTTTAGAAATAAGGAGCTCCAAGAATTATATGAGAGAGTTTGTGAACGATTGGCGAAATTAAAAAAAGCTGATTTTATAGAGGTAAATGACCCTCAAGAAATCAACTAAGCCGGTCAGGTTCTACAATAAAGGAACCCTTTGCCACACCATAAAGGAGCTCCAGGCCGACGGCGAGACAATCATTGTTTATAAATGGTGGTCGAGACAAAAAAAAGCCTGGCAATATGAAGTTTTCCCCGAAAGGTTTTACAATCTGTATATCAAAATCGGGACGATTACCATAGGAGAGAAAAACCCTATTTTTAAAAAACAAAAAATAAATTTTAACCATTAATATTATTTACAATGAAAAACAATTTTTGTCTTACCGGTTCGGAATTACAGGCAACGGCTCGCCGTGCCAAGCGCAACTTTAAACGCACATTTGCTCGCTCGTACTCATACGGCGAAAACTTAACCACATTGTTTATTTTCTTTACCTTTCTTTTAGTCTTGACGCCGGCAAGCTTTATTTGGTTTGAGCCAATTACAGCATGGAGGACTATGGGCACTTTTTTATTTTTTGTCATTATCTCCGGTTTGTTTCAGCACTTCACAATATTACATTATCGGGCTCATGTAAAGCAGCTAAATGAGAGGTATCTTGAAACCATGAGAGAGCTCATGGCACATGATGCAATGTGTGATAGTAAAACTAAAAAGCACATTAAGAAAATCGATAATGAAAAAAATAGAGGGACTTTCGATTTAACGTTTCCTCCAAAATTTACAAAAGAGGACATCGAGAATATTCTTAAAAACAAGGGTAATTTTGATAATTTAGGTATAAAGGTAAAGCGCATAGATATTACGGCTCTTGTTAAAAAAATGGTTGAGCAAGGTGTCGATGCTCAAACGTCTGTATCTTTCATAAAAAGAGTATTAAGCAAAACCGATTTAAAACTCGAAACTCTCGACGAGATAATGAGAGACCTGGGCGTTATGCCGGTTTATGAAAACGAGGAGGCTTTAATTTCTTTTGCAAATGATAAGTCTGTATTAAATTTAAAGGCTCAAATGGAGGAGATTATAAACTTAGCCTCACATCGTTATCATGGCTCAAATGACGAGGCTCGAAAAATGCCGAATGTTTGGCAAGGATGGGATGCCGGAAAAGCTGAATTTTTGAAAGCTAAATTTGAAGCCGAAAATATTGATATAGACCATGCAGAGGAGCGTGTATGTATTATTTTAAACAATAGCCCCTTGAGCCTGGACGAAATACTTGAGCTTTCTACATATATAAGTTGCAAGGACATACTCGAGCACGAGGCTCTTATTATGGAGTTATCTTTTTCGCATGGTATTAGTAGACCCAAGGCAATTGCAAAGCTACTCGGTACACGAGGCAAGGTAAAATTGTTGGTTAGCCTCGAGGATTTAAAATAATTTGTATATTTGGCTTATCAAAAAGTCGCATAGTAAGGAGCCCGCCCCTGGTAACACAGAGAGGCGGGCTTTTTTGTGTCTTATTAACAACATATCAATTTTATTTATAGCTTTGCCCTAATTAACATTAATTTTTAAATACTTACGACATGAATGAGAAATTAAAAAAGGCACTCCAACTGGCACTTAAAAATAAAGGGCTAAACGAGGGACTTGCAGAAAAGTTTATTGTAGTTGAGAAAGAGGAGGATATTGAGGGGGCTATCAACGATTTTGTTGCCTTGCAACCTACAACCATCGACCTTAACAACCCGGAAATCGTTAAAGCCCTTGACCAGGCCAGGACACAAGCAGTTAAAACAAATACGGCTAACCTGGCTAAGAAATACGGCTTTGACCCAAACACACCGGAACCGCCGACACCGGCCACGCCTCCAACGCCACCGGCCGACGAAACTCCAAGAGAGAAAGCTCTTAGGGAAAAACTGGAGCTAATGGAGAAAAAGCTTGACACTTTTACAGTAGGCCAAACGACCGCACAAAAACAGGCGGCCGCAGCCGCGCTGCTAACCGGGTCAAAAGTGTTGCCGGACAATCTTAAAAAAGCGTGGTTATCCCGCTTTAACCTGGAGAGCGAAACGCCTTTCGAGGAGCAATTAAAAGCTTTCGAGGACGAGCATACCGAAACCGAGCAAAATCTTAAAAATAGCTTTGGTTATGCCGGTAAGCCGCAAACAGGTTTCTCAACTGATAAACCAAGTAACGACGAGCTCGACGCTGTTATAGGTATTTAATTTTAAAAATAGTATAAAATGAAAAGTTTTAAAAACATTCTAATTTTAGCCCTGATAAACACTACAAAACAGGAGCAAGTCGATACCTCAAACGATAGTATAATTATCGTTGATTGTATCGAGAAAATACCAGGAGGCAAAACAATTGACACGTCGGCCGTATTAAGTGGAGACGTCATTAGCTCCGGCCATGTTGTAATTGAGGAGACTGCTACAGGTCTTTGCAAAGCTCTTGGTGTGGATGTTAACGGCGCTTATGTCGCTTTACCGGCAAACCACACTTACAAGGGTATCGTGGTTGCTACCGTGCTAAAAGAAAAACCTTTTGTTGCTATCATGGTGCGCGGCTCTATGAACGACGAGGCGTTTAAAAACTCGACGGGATTGATAACCCCGGCGGGCGCCAAAACCAATTTGCCGCTTATCAGGTTTACAAAAGACTAACAACTAAAATTTTCTTTACAGATGGAAAAGAGTTTATTTCAAAGATTTGTAACGCGTTACTTTGGTGGTGTTGCCTTAAGGCTTACCAACCTAATTAACGATAAGAAGTTACCAAATACGTACCTATACAGGGAAATGCTAAGGCCAAAGTTTTCGGCAACCCTTAAATGGAATACGTTAACCGTTAAAGGCCGTGCGATAATGGCCGACGTTGTGTCCTTAGACAGCCCTTTCCCACTTAAAAAACGTGGGTCTATCTCGAGGGCAGAGGGCGACGTGCCTAAGATTGCAACAAAGCGCTCTCTTAATGAGACCCAAATGACTGACATAATGATTTTGGAGGCCGACCCAAGCGGAGACAACTCGGTTGAGATTGCAAAAATACTTTTTGAAGATACTACAGCCGTGGTTATAGGTGTCGAGGAGCGTATTGAGTACCAATTTTTACAGGGTCTTTCTTCGGGTGTATTCAGCGTTGCTAATGAAACCGAGGACGAGAACGGCAACCGCCTTACCAATATCGGTATTGAGTACCGTGTCGACCTTATGCACCCGGAGGACCATAAATTTGGTGCCGCTATCCCATGGAGTAACCCGGATGCTACCGTTGTAGACGACATCGAGCGTATTAACACCTTTGCCAGGTCTAAAGGTGATAGGCTCACAAATATCTATATGGACACAGCGACGTTTAATAAGTTTAAACGCAATACACAGCTTAGGACATATTTAGCGGGCTTACAGGGCTCGGTTGTGGCCGGTACTAATTTACCAATCCCATCTTTGGCGCTTATCAATGAGTTTTTAGGTGGCGAGGAATATGGAGCCAGGATTTCAATTATAGACCGTACCGTTACGGCCGAGAGAGACGGCAAGGACGTTGTGCTTACTTGTTGGACGCCTAACGCGGTTGTGTTTACTACCGGTACCATCGTTGGGGATTATGTTTACGGTAAACTTGCCGCCGAGCGTTTCCCTAACAAAAATGTCGATTATCAAAAAATTGGCCTTTTTACCCTGGTATCTAAATACCAAAAATTAGGAGACACGCCTCTTGAGTTCACAACCTCACAAGCGAGGGTTATCCCAGTTGTCGACATGAGTGATATTTATATCATGGATTGCGAGGAGGCACAAGATACCACCGCAACAATACAAACCGAGGGAGACGCAACGATTACAATATACGGCTCTACTAACGTTAACAGGCAAAGCCTAATTAACGCACTTAAAGCTCTTGGTGTAAAAGTTGCCGCAAACATTACCGACCCTACACTTGTTAAGAAAGTGAATGAGCTTAACGACGAGGACGAAATGGCTCTTAAATTTGCCCTGGAGATACCTATTGTTGAAGCCGGAGACGACCAGGCTATTACGGTTAACAATACCGCCTTAGCGGGTGAGGCCACGCCTGGAGGAAATAACACTATCTCCTCAACTGTTTGGAGTAAATTGAGCGGCGGCGCTGCAACCATAACAACGCCTAACGCTCTACAAACGACCGTTACCGGCCTTGTTGCAGGTACCTATGTCTTTAAACTAACCGTTACCGATAGCGCCGGCCTGGTAACAGCCGACACCGTTACCGTTAACGTAAACCTGTAAAAGAGCATGTTTGACGATGCAATCATACAACAACTAATTGATAGCGTGGGTTGGGATATACCTCTCAACACCGCGCTCTCAATAAGCGCAGCAAATGCAACGACCTCGAGCCGCCGCCGGTTTAATGGGTTTCACCCATTGGTAACGTCCGAGAATGTATTTGAAACCGCGGGCAGGGAGGTCTTAACAAATGACCAACTAAACGCCGAGTTGTATAGCTACAAAGAGCAAGCAGCCCTTGAGACAATAAACAAAATTTTCAACAGTAGCCCCCGTTTTATCCCCTCAAGGGATTACGGGGGCACCGTTGTTAATTATTTAGGCGTGATTGTCGAGGTTTATGGCCTGGTTACGTGTGTTAACGTTTTAAAAATGTTTTCCACTTCAATAAGGACAAACACCACCGAGCGCCGGGTTAAGTACGGCCTCGCTAAGGTTGAGCTCGACGGCTATACAGACAATAACGGCAAAAAGGTTTCTTTCGGCCTGGAGTATAAGCTTAGCAAAGCAATTACAGACGCACAAAAAGCAATTTTTCCCTCTAAATATATAGTCGATGGCTCTAACATTAGGTAATAACTATACTCTTTTAAATCCCGTTGGCGTTGATGCTGCTATACAGAGGGTGCAAATATTGCTTTCAAAAAAATTAGATTGGCAGTATATTCAGCTTTTTGGACGTGCCGAAAAGGTGCCGTTGCCCGAAAGCAAAACAGGACTTAAACCGATGCTTTACTATGGTAACAACGAGTATAAGGAGGTTATGAGGGACGACAATTATTTTGGCCAGGTGTTTTTTGTTGTAGCTAATCAGCAAACCACTAAAGAGGGCGTTATGTATAAAGCTAATTGTAAAATTGTGTTTATGTTGAACCTGGCTAAGATTTACGCCAATCAACCGGAGAGAGCCGACGCCAAAGCTCAAGAGGAGGTTATGACCGCTTTAAAATCTACAAGCTCGTTTTTGCCTATCTCAATCGGTACCGGTATAAAAGAAAGTCTCGGAGAATTTGACACCGAGGATATAAAATTTACCGATGTACATCCAAACCATTGTTTTTGTGTCAATGGCACATTATCGTATCAAATTTCATGTTATAATTAATTATTTTTCTTATGAACAATACTAACAGACCGTTGATTTTGCTAATAGTAAATAGGCTATGCGGGTCAACAACTAAACCGGCCAAAAATACAGGCCACAAAGGCCCGGAATGTATCGAGGGCGTAATGGAAAAGGTGGCCGTCGCTAAAGACGAGTTTGCTTTTGATAGCGTCGAGGCTTTCGAGGATAAAGACGAATGGAAAGACGCTATTGCCGTTAAGGACATTGTGCCTCTTTTCGACGCCTATGTAGTTACCAACGCTAATACCGAGGCAACGAACTACTCGACCGGTAAATTTACCTACGAGACCGCCCCGGCTGTTAAAATACGCACCTTTGAGGCTTACCTCGGATTTTGCTCACATGCTGCATTAAAATCGTATGCAAACAGCGTATACACCCGCATTTTTGAGTTTAATAATGACGGCTCAATTGTAGGCGTGAATACAGACAACGGCGGCGTAAAGGGCCAGTTGCTTAGCAAGCTCGGCGTCGGCATAAGGCAAGCGTCGGTTGCAGACAAACCGGCTACAACCGTTGTAACGCTTACGTATGCAGATTACAACGAGCTCGAAGATAACGCATGTGTTATAAAACCAGGTTGGACGCATACAGATATACCGGGAATATTTGATGTTGAGCTTGAGCTTATAAGCGCAACGGCCACGTCTATTAAGTTTAAAGCTTACTCCGATTGTGGTAGCGACCTCGTTACTAACCTGGTAGCGGCCAACGTTGTTGTTAAGAATGCCGCGGGCGTAACTCAAACAACTACGTTTGTAGCCGCCGACGCTAACGGTGTGTATACTATAAACGGCACGGCTTTCGCCACTGGCTATACCGTTTCTATAAACGGCGTTGTTATCCAGGCTGAAATAATGTACGAGGGCGTTGAGCCTTTGGTTGTAACTATTACCTAATAAATTGGGCGCTTTAAATAGCGTCCAATTATTTTTATTTTTTAACTTATCTAAATTACAAGTCATGTCAACAAATAAAAAAGAGAGAAAATTTAAACCGGCCGCAATATCGAGCCGAAATTACAAAGGTCTTATTGAGTTCCCGGAGGAGGGCGTTACGCTGACACCTGCCGAATTTAACGAGCTGTATGCTGATAGCCATGTCTTTGCAGACATGAAGCCCGCAGACAGGGAGGCCGAACTTAAAGAAGCTTACAAAATCGCTACAAATGGCAACACTAAGGCAGCAACTACAGAGGGCGCAAAGTCTAAATAAAAGTGTTGCCGTTGACGATGTTTTTAGCGTCATTCGAGAGATTGAGCAAATAATACTTGACAAAAACAGGGAGCAACTTTTTGAGAATAGTCAAGACCGTTATGGTAATGTACTGGGGTTTTATTCATACGCAACCGAGCAAATTACCCACGGCTCCAAAAAAGCCGGCGAGCCTTTCGACGCCTATGACACCGGGAGCTTACAGGAGAAAATGTATCTTACTTTTTACCCTGACGGCGTTGGTGTATTTTCAGAGGATAACAAGGCCGAGGGTCTCACGAGTGAGAACGACGGCGGCGAGTTTTCAACCTGGTTAACAAAAGATTTGTTTGGTCTTTCAGAAAAAAATTTAAGGGAGGTAATTGAGAAATCAATCCTCCCTTTGTTTATTAAGGCACAACGTAATAAATTGAATTTATGATTTATAGAGACATAGAGTACACACCCTATAAAACCCTTATAAAGGTTTTAGAAACAAATAATTTTCGTCTACTAACGGACGACCCGGATGTTACCGACGAGGAGCTCGCCGGCGCCTGGGATGCGCTACATAAAGAATATCTCGCCCTAAACCCGTCAAATGATACCGAGCGCATTGTTAAGATTACTCGAGAGGTTTATTACCACGAGCTAAAATATGAGCTCGTTATAACTTACTGCAAGATACTCGCCTTTAATTACAACGAGGTTGCTATTGCTGACCTCCAGGAGTTCGGATATGATGTAAACGACGAGAATTATCTTGAGAGGATTACCGTTGTACAACGGGAGGCCCAAGGGTTGCTTATGAAAGCTAAAAATCTAAAAAAACAATTGCCGGTAATAAAAGACGATATAAAGGTAAGCCTCGACGAGGTGCTTGCCAGTTATAGCGCCATACTGGGTATCGACTTTGACTATAATACCGTAACGGTAACCAAAGTTATTGCCCTGGGAAAACAGATTGATTTAAAAATTAAGTCTTACCAACAAAATAATATTCAAAATGGCAAATGATGGTAAAATAACCCTCCAAGACATTATTGAGGACGAGGCTTTAAGATTTGGCGAAAAATACGCCGAGCAAGCCAAGATTGCAATAAACTCAAACGAGACCCTGATAAAATCGGCAGGTGTACTCAAGGAAGTTTTGGGACAATACAAAGGAGCAACTAATAACCTGCAACTTTTTGACCTAAAGGGCAAAGAGAAAAATGCTATTGACCAAATTATCCTATCTCTAAAAGACGAGCAACTTGCCCTAAAGGAATTAAATGAGGAGCGAAACCGACAAACCTCTTTACAGAAGATACAAGACACGATTAATAAGGCCAGGCAAAAAGGGTCGACCGATAACAAAAAAGCCCTGGACGACGAGCGCCTTGCTCACGTTAAGCTTACAAATGAATTAAAACAGGAGGAGCAACTCGAGCGCTCGGTGCAACGCACCAAACAGGAGAGCATTAAAACAGATAAAGAGGCATCCGAGCTCGCTCGAAAACTGACCCAGGAAATAGAGGCAGAAATTAAGCTTTTAGGCGAGCAACAAAACCTTGAGCGTAAAGTTTTGGCCAACGAAAGAGAGGAGTCGGTATTATTAAAAGAGCTCGAGCGCCTGGAGCAACAACGCCTTAACACCGACAAGGCAAGTGTGCAATTGCTAAATGAGGAGGAGAAATTAAAGCGCTCTCGCCTGGCAACTCTCCGGGAGGAGAAAGTCGCGATTGAGCAAGAGCAAAGAATTGCTAAAAACACCCTCGATATAAAGAGCAAGGAGCTAACGGTAGCAGCAAAAGAGGAGGCCGCTGCAAAACGAAATACCGTTCTCACCATTGAGGAGCGAGTGCAAAATGAAGCGCTCAACAAAATTAAAAAGCAACAAGCCAGGGAGGATTTGGGACTTGTTGGCGCTTATGAAAAACTAAACAGAGCCCGCAGGGATGCGCAAATGAGGCTCGCCGACCTATTGGCCGCCGAGGTGAAAGACCGTGCCTCTATAAAGGCTACAGAGCGAGAATATGAGATACTAAACAAAAAAGTAAGGGAGGTCGACAATGCGGTCGATATATTCCAAAAAAATATTGGTAACTATCCGACTGGAGGATTTAAAAATTTACAACAGGGGCTTTTATCATTGGTTAGCGCCTTTGGTGTGGTTGGTGGTATACAAGCCTTTGCCGACGCGCTTAAAAAATCCTTTGATATTGTCAAAAACTACGAGGCCGAGGTTGTTAACCTGGCCGCCGTTGCCGGCAAAACCCGTGACCAAATACAGCCTCTTGAAAGTACTATACAAGCCGTTGCCGCTGCAAGTATAAACAGTGCTACCGATGTGGCCAAGCTCGCCACCGAGTTAATAAAATTAGGCTCAACGCCGGAGGAGGCCGAAAAATTACTTAAACCGGTAAATGATTTATCTATTGCTCTAAGGGCAACCGCCGAGGATGCGGCCGGCCTTGTGAAAGGCCTATTAAATGCTTATGGAGAGGGCGCTGACCAGGCGGCGAGATATACCGATGTATTGGCCGAGGCTGCCAATCGTTCCGCTCTCGATTTCCAGGGGCTAAGGGATGCTTTCAGCTATATAGCACCGGTTGCGAGGTCGCTTAACTTCTCTCTCGAGCAAACCGCGGCAATGATAGGTATTTTAGCCGATAACGGTATAAAAGCCGAAAGTGCCGGGCGTCTTTTGGGTACGGGCTTAGGTAAAATAGCTCAACAAGGTCTAACGCTCGAGCAAGCTCTCGACAAAATTAATCAAAAGCAAAAAGAGGGTGCGAGCGATTTGGACGTGCTTACAACTGCCAATAATTTATTTGGTGTTGAAGCCGGAAAGCTTGCCTTAATACTTTCTAACAATAGGGAGAAAATTGATGAAATGACTTTCGCCTATGAAAATTCAAGGGGCTCACTGGAGGAGCTGACAAATAAACAGCTTAAAAGCCTGGACGCCCAACTTGAAATTTTAGACAGCTCTTTCGAGGATTACATATTAAAAACTAACGAGAGCACCGGCGCCTCTAAAACATTAACGTCAACGGTTTCTTTTCTTGCCGAAAATCTCGGCTTAATTATAAATACCGTTGGCCAGGCAATCGGCTTGTGGTTACTGTATCGCGCCTCTATAATAGCGGCCACGCTTTACACTAAAATACAGACAGCGGCCACCTATGCCCAAATAATAGCCCAGGGCATTATGAGCAACGGCCTCGTTGGCCTACGTGGCAACCTTGCCGCTTTAAATGCCACGGCCGCACTAAATCCTTTTGCGTTGCTTGCCGTTGCGGTTGTTGGGGCGGTAATTGCTTTGCGCTCCATGCAGAAAACCACAAAGGAACTGACAGAGGAGACTAATAAATCAACCGACGAGTTTCTTAGAAGCCGGGATATACAGGAGAAAAATATCGCTTCAACCGATAAAATGATTGGGCGTTATGAGGAGCTAAAAGGCAAAGTAAATCTTAGCGCGAAAGAGCAAAAAGAATTTAACGAGCTTACTAAAGCGCTGGGAGAGATTGCCCCGGATGCAACTACCAAAGTAAATAAATACGGTGAGGCTATACAGTTAAGCGGGGATAAGCTCCGGGAGTATAACAAACTTCAACGCGAAAACATTGCAGCCCAAAAAGCCGTTGAAATCGAAAAACAAACCGAGTTGTTAAAGCAACAAAGGATTGAGCTCGAGCGATTGAGAGCAACCGACAAAGAGGGCGGCGCCGTTGGTTTGAGGGTTGACGACCAATTTACAGTTATTACTAAAGTAAATGGTGTTTTGCAAACCCGTAATAATATTTTTCAGGATTTTAGAAACCTTAACAACTTGGAAAGAGCTGCATATCTTTCCGACCGTGTGGCGGCCGAAAAAAGCGTTGCAGATACCGAGGCCAAGATAAAAGCACTTAAAGGCCTTACCGCCGCTCAAAAAGAGGCAAGTGCCGCCGGTGGAACCGGAAAGAAAGCCGAGGAGAACGTCGCGCGTACAATCGAGGTTATCGACGCCGAGATAAAAGCCGAGCAAGATAAAATTGATGGTTTGACAAAAGCGACAAAATCCGAGGGCGTTCTTATTGACAAACGTATTGCTATTCTTAAAAAAGAGCGGGAGGCCATATACAGCACTACCAAGGCCCAAAAAGACGCAAAAAAAGAGCGGGAGGATTATCTCGCACGAATGAAAAAAATAGACGACGACGCCTACAATTTGGCCGTTTTTCGCCTTAACAGATTAAAAGCCCAAAACGAGGAGACCATTGACGACGTTAACAATTCTTACCAAGACCAGGCCGACGCTGTTATAAAAAATGAAAATGTTTTACTCGCCCTCAATGAGGAGAGCGCCGAGAAGAAACTCAAGGACATAAGTCGATATAATGACAAGGTGAGAGACCTAACCGATGGCGAAATTAATATTTTGCTTAATGGTGGTAAGATTAAAAAGAAACTCAACAATGAGGAGATTTTGGTGCTCGAGGAGTACCAGGCTAAAAAAGACGAGGTTTATAAAGCGGCCGAGAAAAAACTTGACGACCTACAGGTTAGAGATTTTGAAAAGCGCCTTAACAATAGAAACCAGGATTTAAATAATGCCCTTAACCAGGATATTATTAGGGAAAACAACCGATTTGCCAATGAGAGAGTTGCCGAGGGAAAAAGGGAGGCGGCGGTCGAGGCACACGAAAAAAAGATTGCCGACCTTAAAAGAGAGTACGCAATAAAAGCCCTACAAGACCAAATTGCGGCCACCGAGGCCTTGCTTTCAACTGAAAACCTAACAGCCGAAAAGAGAAAAGAAATCGAGGCAACTCTTAGCAATACAAAAAGAGAGTTGTCGGAATTGGTTACCCAGGGCTATATTCAGGGCAACAAAAAACAAGAGCTATCTGACGAGGAGAAAAATGAGAAGCTGAAAGACCTCGCTTTAAATTTAAAAGATAGCCTTGTCGATTTGACTAACTCTATTTTTGATAATCGTATTCAAAAGATAGACGACGAGCTAAACCGCCTAAGTGATTATTATGACGAGCAACTTGAGCTTGCAGGGGACGACGAGCGAAAAAAAGAACTCATTCAAAAAGAGGCAGATAAGAAAAAAGCAGCTCTTGAGAAAAAGAAAAGGGACGAGCAAAGAAAACAGGCTATTTTTAATAAAGCCGTAAAAGCCTCCGAAATTATATTCGAGACTACTCTTGCCGTAATCTCTGCATTGGCACAAGTTCCAAAGTTCGATTTTGGTATTTCAGCGGCGGCCATAGCCGCGGCCTATGCCTCAATAGGTGCCGTACAATTAGCGACTTTACTTGCTCAACCAATCCCGAAATATAAAGGAGGCCGTAAAGGTGGACCTAAAGAGGTTGCTTGGCTTGGTGACGGTTTTGTTAACGAGATAATCGAGGATAAAAAAGGTAATATTAGGGTAACGCCCGCCGTGCCAACGCTTATGCAGCTCGAGGAGGGCGACACCGTTCACAGCTCGCCGGATGCCTATATAAAACAGGTTAAAAATACCGTGTACATGAATATTGCCCGGGAAAATGATAAGGTCAAGGCATTCCAAAAAATACTTGAAGTTGACAAAGTAAATCACAATCTCGAGAAGTCTATAAAAGACGGTATAAAGAAAGGATTTAAGGACATAAAAATTAACATTAATAACGAAGCTCCAAAGGTCGACATACCTCACGCACTTTGGGCGCTTAAAAATACTAAGTGGAACTAATGGGAAACGTAAACCCCGCATATCACGACCGAGTACGTTACACCCTCCAGTACAAACCTTACGGGTCTCAAGTCATACAAGACCCGGAGGGTTGGAACGAGGACGAGAAAGAAATTTCTCGTAATGAGGACTATCACGGTATCTTTGCAAAGTTTTCTAACTCTCTTAAATTTGTTGGCACCGGTGCGGATTTTATTCTATCCGTCGACGAAATTTTTGGAGTTAACGCAAAGATTAGGCTTATTAAAGACGAAAGAAATGACCAAACCGACCTTTGGGAAACTTCTTATTATGGTTATCTCGACCTTACAACCCTTGAGGTTGAAAACGGCGAGGTATCTATAAAATTCAGCTCCGGCGGCCTTGAGCAACTACTTAAAGCCAGGCAAGGCGAAAGTGTTGAGATTGAACGCACGACAACAATGGACGGGAAACCTATGGCTCCGGTGAGAATTGACAAAGTACAACTTGACGGACGCCGTATTTTATTAACATCCCTTTTCAATACAAAGGAGAGCGATAATACCGCAACTATTTACCAACAAGCCCCTGCAAGCAACGGCGGCCTCGACCGTGCTAAATCGGTAGGCGTTCCCCTTAATCTTTACAGCGAAAGCCATGAGGAGGCGCAAAGCGTAACCCCTGAAACTTATGGAGGTGAAAACAGCGGGACGACCGGTATAATGTTTTTCGCCAATAGCGAGGCGCCTACCAGGACGTTTAATATAAAATTGGATATTACATTTACATCTAATTGTTATCAAAATGACGACGTTAATCATGCCTTTTGGGGACTTTTTTTAAGTAAATATAGTAACGGCGAGGATTATAGCGACCCGGAACGCCTGGAGCTATGGAATAGCGACGACCACGGCGGCGTTTATGGCCTGGGCGGGGATTGGTGGCTAAATCCATTTTCAGGACAAAACAGCAATCCAAAAAAGACTTGGACTGTAAGTTATCAGGGAGCTGTTACCCTTTTATTAGGCCAAAGCCTGGATTTAGAATTTTATTCAAAATGTAATTTGAGTAGTACTTTACACGATGGGCATTTTGCAGTAAGAGCCGAGGGCATCGTTGCAACTCTTTCAATTGTTGAGGATAGTTATAGGGAGGCAACACAATCAAAATTTATCTTGGCACATGAGCTCGCCGGGCGCCTTGTTGAAATTATGACAAATGATAAAACGGCATTTAGGTCTAATTTCTTTGGTAGGGTTGACATTGGCTATCCTGAAAACGGAAAAGGAGCCCTCAATGGCTATACTCATGGGTTTTGGGTGAGAGGTTTTGATGCAAACCCTCCAAGTACCGAGGATGTGATAAATTCATTTAAACCGCTAACAACATCTTTCCAGGAATTTACTGCATCTAATCAGGCCGTTTGGAATGTGGGCTTAGGTATAGAAAACTTTGGCTATAAAGAAAGAATTGTAATAGAGGACTTAAAATGGTTTTATCAAAATCAGGTTACCGTTAGGCTACCAAATAGAATACAGAAAGAGAAATATAGTGTTGCTACAAAATACCTTTACTCCGGCCTTGAAATTGGTTACGCAAAAGGAGGAGATTACGAGGAGGCTATGGGTCTCGACGAGTATAACGCAAAGTCTACTTTTACCACGGTAATAACGGCAGCCGAAAATAAATTCTCACAGGTCTCTCCTTACCGCGCCGATAGTTACGGTAAAGAGTTTGCCAGGCGTAAGCCCCTGGAGAGTTTCCCAACAGAGGACAGCTCTTACGATAATGATATTTTTATAATGGATTTAAAAAGAAATCCCTCCGACCCTGGGACACCATACTCCGGACCGTATGTATTTTTAGAGAGAAAATGGCAAGACGATTTTGCTCAAGCACCAACCGGCACTTATAGCCCGGAGACGGCTACAAATTTGCGATTATCCCCTATAAATATGCTTTTAAGACATGCTTGGTATTTTGGCGCCGGGTTTACAAAGTATATTAGCGACTATGTAAGATATGGCAGCTCGACGGCTAACAGTTCATTAAAAACAAAGCCTATAGGAGGCATTGAACATGCCGAAAATGGAAATATTATAAACTCTGAACTTGAGCGGGCTCGTTTCGTTCCCCGATATATAGAATTTGAGCACGACGTAACCGGTGATATTATGAGGCAAATAGAGGGCACGACTGTAATCAATGGGGTGTCTATTCCAAATATGTACGGACTTATTGAATTTGAGGACGAAAACGGAAACCTAAAGAGAGGCTTTTTTATAAATTTACAGCCTAATCAGGGTAAGTTTAAATTACTAATCGCAAACAGGTAATATTATGGCAGGAAATACGATACAAATCACATTTAATCAGGACCTACTAAATGGCTCGATACTTAGGCTTACAGGTACCTATAACAATGGCACGAGTATAACGCCATTAGACCCTGATTGGATTTGGATAACAACACGAAACGCAGCCTATAGGGTTACGACCGGCACCCCCACGGCCACCGTCGGTGAGCGAGCTGCAATGAATTTTTTAACCGCTTTCAATCTTGATTATAACGGCACTGGCATCCACCAGGTTACAAGGACGGCCAATGTCGTAAATATTGTATCTCCGACGCAATACACCTGGGAGACCGGTCTTGCCACGAGGAGAAACGGGGACTTTACCGACTTACTACTTGTTTATTTTGTATTTGGAAATGATAACGCGCAATTACCTTTTTTAATTACGAATATTGAATATTTACCCTACTCTTTTGACCGTTGTAGAAAAGTAAGAGTAAAGGTTACTACCAACGTCGAAATGTCCGCTATATTACAGCCAGTTACCGAAAGCGGCATAAATAGCACTACTTATACTTTTAATTATCCAAGAGGCACTAACGGAAATATAAGCCTAACGAGCAACCAAACAACACCTCTCAACGCTATACAGGGATTTCAAACGCCCTCTTTGCTTTCAGCAGATAACCAGGTCGAAACTGTTAACAATAGCCCAAACGGGGCAACTTTAATATTTAACTCGGTAAACCAAACCGGCCTCGTGCTTACTTACGCGATAGTGCCGCCCGATACCTCTCCGGTATCGGACGACTATCAGGAAAGTAATGTTTTTTCGGGCATCCCGGCGGGAGATTACTGGATTTATTTTAAAGACCAATTTGGTTGCACAAAGTACAAAGCGTTAACCGTTGCAGAGTTTGGAGGGTCAAGAGTTCCTTTTTTCTTTATAAGCAAGTCAATGAGTTTTCGCTTTGCAAATCGTATAGATTTTAGCGACGCCGGAAATTATAAGAACGACGAAAACACTTTGAGCTGTGAGGCCGACGTTGTGCTCCCTTATATGGAAATACAGCAATTTCAAACCGCCGATATTATTACGACCCAATTTAAAAGCAATTACTCGATAAACCTGGCCACAATTATAAGGCAAAACGGGCAAGAGGTTTCAGTTCCAGTAATACAGAAATCAAACAATATCGGCGTAAAAGATAAGAGGGATGCAATACAAGTGAGCGTTGATGGTGGCAAACTCGGCTTTTATTTCCAAGCGGGAAATACTTATGACTATGATACCGATGTCGACACCGGAGACTATGCGCTTAACGGCACCTTGCCCTATTGGGCAACCATAGGCAACTATTTTCAGATTGCCGGGGTGTGGTATCAAATCACAGAGATATTTTATGATAACGACCTTTATGCCGATATTATAATTGTTGACAACACGTATACCGGTCCGGCCCTTAACGTAATTGTTGGCTCTATCTTTAATCTCTTTAATTACGAGGTTTATGAGTTTGTTATCGACCTTGTCGATTACCAGGGCGAGGACATCCAGGTAAGAATTGACAGTATAGACGAGGATTTTGGCAGCCTGGAGCATTTGAGCGAGTTTATAAACGTAAAAGTTAAACAGCCGGGAACCGTCGAAATAAAATATCGAAACCCGGAAAATACCGACGTTTTTTATAGTACAGGAATATCAAACACGATAAGACAACTATTGACAGCGGCCGCGGCCATACCTATAGAAACAAGCGAGAACTATAAAACGGATAGCACTACGGTACTTTTAAGAGCCGAAGTATACGAGGGCACCCAATTTACATTTGAGCCCGTTACAGCCGAGATAATGAGGAAAATGGTCGAGGCGTTTAATCATAAGGATTTACAGATAAACGGGGTTTACTATGTGAAAAATGGAGAGTGTGAAGTCGAGGGGCCTCTCGGTGTAACCAATATTTACGTTGTAAAAGCTAATTTGATTAAAACGGCCGGGGCATTTAATAATAATATCGGGGGCTCTGACAATGAGATTTTCGACGTAAGCAATATCGAAATACCTGGTATTTTAGATATAGGAGACGGCACTTACATAAGGTATCAATAATTAAAATAAAGACGATGGATTTAACTTTTATAATTCAAAACCTAACTCGTATTAATGAATTTATTAATAGGGTTGTTACAAACTCCAAGAGAATTGACGAGTTGCCGGCGGCTACCACCGGCGGCAAATATGTTGCAGTATGGAACGAGGACGAGGGCGAAAACGGACAAAGCCAAAAACAGTCTCGAGAGGATTTTGTTGACCAAAATAATATTGGCCGCCGGATTGACCTTGGCCCTTTTACCCAACCTGGGGCTATTGCCGAGGCTGTGAGCCAAGTTAACGAAACCTATGGTTTTAGTATAACTGAAAAACAAACTCCAGTTGTTTTAAACGCAATAAAATTCATGCCGCCTCCTGGAGTTTCCGAGCCTGGAAATTATACTTTTGTGCCAACTTACCGTTATACATTTTTGTTTTTGGGTGGAAAAGGTAATTGGGGGGCAAATGGTGAGGATATAAACGCCAATATGCTTTATATGCTACCTCCTGAAAACTTGCAGCCGGCCGATATTGCACCAAGCGACACGACTAACATAACAGCTTTGGGAGACATTGGAAACGACACAAATTTTCTCCCAACGGTCAACCTGGCCAATTATGATTTTACCGACGACGGTATTCAAAATTATTTTACATACACGGTTGACGATGTGCTTACGTTGGTCATGTTTATCGGTGAGCCTGGAGAGTACGGCGCCGATGGTACCGAGTTCCAAGAGGAGGATTTTGCTTATATAACAAATTCAGATACAGAGCCCGGCCCGGCGCTGCAAAACTACGATAGCGTACTTGGCCAGGGCAATGTAACGAGTAGGCTTGCTATACATCTTTTTGGAGGACAGAAAACAAAATACGGATATTATGGCTTTGACTATTCGGGGACTGGGTTTAATGCAATATCCGTCGGATTTAGAGACCCCGCGGCCGGTGGCCCGTCAAAAATATATTTCCCGGCCGGACGTAATGAGGAAAACATTTTAACCGAAAGTGATTTGTTAGGTGTTGGATTTAGAATAGACGATAAACAGATTAAAAAATTGGGTAAAGGATATATTGAAACCGAGGAGGGAATTACATACAATACCGGACCTTTCTCTCTACATGAAAAAGGTGATAGATTTTTTGCGATAGATGGAGACGGCGGTTTTATAATGCCTATGAGATATTACGGCCCGGAAACAAACGTTATGCCAACAACTCTCGACAATATGGCATTTGAGACGAGAGTAAAGGTTAAAATACCAGGAGAGCCCGGATATGAAGCCCCCGAATAATAAAAAAGCCAATCATTGCGATTGGCTTTTTTTGTTACTTTTGGCATATATTAACATTAAATAATTTTATATGGATGTACTACCAAGCATTATTAAAATGCAGGACAGCGAAAACCAAAATTTAGTTTGGATAACTGAAACAATAGGCGGGCAAAAAATAGAGAGAACGGAGGAAACAACAGAAACCGTAACAAGTTCCAATATTTTTGATGTGAACGATAACGAGCAAATTATTACTGAAATGATAACTCGTACAGTTGTGAAAAAAAAACTATCAACTCTTAACAATGCAACAACAAATTAATTATGAAAAAACTTTTTTACATTTTATCGGTATTATTTGTATTTCAAATATCGAATGCGCAATATGAGGTTACAAGCCTACGTATTAAAAACACTCCTACAACTGTAAACGATAGTACAACAGTTGATGTATTAGTAAGGCAGAAAACAGGAACAACAGATACAAAAGGCATGGTTAGGCGTGTAACTTGGGGTTATTTAGCCTCTATACTTTCTCCTTTGATTACGCCTGTAACGCTTCAATCGGCTGCAACAAATGGCTCAACAATTAGCGTAAACACGCCTATTGATTTCACACATGGCAGCGGCTCTACTTATAGCAATTTATCGTTGACGGATGGGTTTTGGTCAATATCCGCAGGAGAAAATACAATAAGCGGTAATGCGGATAGTGCGCAAATAGATAGCCCTTTTGGTGTTGGCGCTCCTGTAAATCCAGGGGATGCCGTTAGGTTACAGGATTTACAAACCGCCGTTTTAAAAACTAATGAGGGTGAGCAAGTATTTTCAGATACAGGAACAATAGCAAACCTAAACTGGGGAACAAAAAAAACTATGCGATGGGCGGCGGCTAATAATTCAAGTCTTAATGTTTATTCTATTAATGACCCTAACGCTTATCCGGGAAAAGAATATATTATCACTAATGCAACTATTTCTACGGACCCCCTTATCGAGAGTAATATTTACTTATACAATTCTACTTATAATTTTGGGAGCACTACAGTATCAGGATTGCGATTTAATATACCTAACGGGGCTACTATAACGAACGGCACATATACAGCATTATATCCCGGTAAATCCTTAAAATTTGTATATTCTGCTACAAGCGGTATGTTAGAACTTTCGGGAGCAAACGTTACATTTGACGACCTTAAAAGAATTACAAGTTTGCCGGAAGATTTTATAATTTGGGGTAATAACGCACAGGCTTATAATGTTAGGTATTTACCGCGTGATGTTGATGTAGTTAACTCAACACAATTATCACAATACGTTACGATAACACGACCCGCACAGGTTTTCAATGAAATATTGAGAAATGGAAACGACTTATTTTTATTAAGTAGTGGCTCAACAACATCATCTACAAATCAACCGTACATTATGGTTTTGTACAATTGTAGGTTAGTAAACAATGTGCTCACTTGGGATAAAATGACACAAAGCCTTATAAATATTCCTTACCGTATTCACGGCACTACCTTTCATAACGGTTTTATATTTGGTGTGAATGCAAACGGAAATATGGTAGTTAAAGTAAACCCTTATGATTTAGCTGACCAAAAAACCTTAACATTTCCAACCGGTGAAAATGTGTTAGGGATGAATGATATTGAGGGTTATAATGAATATCTTTATACTATAGCATATTGTGGACCAACGCCGTACAGCCAAAAAATAATAAGATTTGACGAAAATCTAAACGGCTATACCGTTATTGCAAATTATCTTGACCAAGGTAACGGGCAACCATTTGTTATATACAATGGGGAAATCTATATATCAAAGGCTTATGACGGACAGAATAAAAAAATGAGTGTGAATGTTTATAGTTTGGACGGTGTGCTACTAAGGCAAGGACCGGAAATAAATTTAACAAATACAGGAACCGGGTCCATTGCTTATGATGCACATTGGATGACAGTTTTTAACGGAAAATTGATAATCACAAGCAGCCTTGCCATTAAGCACATGGTTAGAATAGACTTACAAACATTGCAGGTTGACGGTGCTAATGCTGAAAAGCAATTTGACAGTGCTATAACAGATGATAACACTATAAATAAAGATGGTTTTTTATATATTTTCAATGAGAGCACTGTAACTGGAGTGTTTGGCACACACAAAATAAAATACAATGATTTTAGTAACTCCACACTTGTTACTACGGTGGGCAGCGCGGGAGGTTTAGTTTACAATAGATTTAATAAAATAGCGATTAAACAAAAATTATCTCAATTCACGCAGGATGCCATAACACCAAGTTCAGTAACAACTTCAACATTAACTACAAGTGCTCTTAATGTTAATGGTGTTACAGGGTTGCCTATAAATAGTATTTCTATAAATGGAGGCACACCAATGACAGCCGATTTATCTACAAGGAATGTAGATATTGTAATATCGGGCGGCGGGTCTGTACCTCTTGCAACTAACACAACTAACGGTATTTTAAAGCTAAACACGTCAATAAGCACCAATACGGACGGCGCACCGGCTAATAATGTTGTGAAAACAGCTTTAGACGGTAAAGTAAATAATACAGGAAACGAAACTATAGCAGGGGATAAAACGTTTACCGGGAATACAAGTTTGGGTGTTGTTACTATTCCTGTAAACCCTACTGCCAGTTCAAATATTTCAGATTTGTATCTTACAATTGACGCTACAACTAAAATACTAAAAAACACTAACCCCGGTTATGCTCCCTCTACTGGCGGCGTATTTACCGTATCTTCAACCGCACCTACCTCAAGTACTGGCTTGGCAACAAATATAGGCAGGGTTTACGGAAATATATTGGCTATAAGGTCATACGTTGCAAAAACTGTCTCTTATACACTACTATCTACTGACGACGTTGTTGAGTATACCGCAAGTACGGCGTCTACATTAACCACGCCGGCTTTAGGTTCTACTTTTGCCGGCAAAAAATTCTATATAATAAATAACGGCACTGGTGTTGTTACTATGGCGGGGCAAACAATAAACGGCCTTGCAGCATCAAACTACACTATTTCAAACGGCGGTTATTTATACTTGGTTGCGGACGGGACAAACTATAAGGTCTTAGAATATAGCAACCCTAACGGGGCTTTGATTACTACAACCGTAAATTATACCACAACCGCAACCGTAAAAACTATAAAGGCTAACGGCACATTAACGGTATCATTATTAGTTTCAGGAGTGCCCGATACTTACGAATATGTTGTTAAAGACATAGGTACCGGTACGGTAACGATAAATGTTGTAGGCGGTGGTACAATCGACGGGGTTACTTCAAAAACCCTAAATGTTACAAATAGCTTTATGCGATTACAAAAGGATGGTAGCAATTATATAATTGTAGGCCAATAACAATCTTAATAAAACCCTAAAAGTAATACAACACTTTTAGGGTTTTTGTTCTTTTACATAATATTATAAATGCTAATATTATGAAAAAATTTATGTTTTTCTCCTTATTGCTTTTTAGCTTAATGGGGCACTCGCAAACGGGTTGGGTTAGGCAAATTTCTACAGCTACCACCGGCCAAACAATAACAATACAGGACACCCAACAAGACGTTATTGTTTTTCACAACTCAAACACTTTGGCCTTAAGCATTAGTTTAAATTTCCCGGCAAATCCGAGGGACGGACAATTTGTAATTTTTTGCTCAAAGAGCGGCATTACCGCCTTGAGCTTAGTAACTAATGTCGGTCAAATTTTAGGTATGTTAACCACCATCAGTATTACAAGCCCTGGTTGTTGGGTTTGGTTTAGCGACTTGCAAATGTGGGTACGGATAAGGTAAAAGAGTATATTTGTATAAAACACTTTTACAATGAAAAAAATCTTAACAAACATTATTAACGGCATTACGGGCGTGTTACTCGTTCCTTATTCTCTTTACTGGATGAACGATTATAAACAATTTGATTTCGGTTTAAAAATTGTTGGCTTTGTAATCGGCGTCGTTTTTGGTTGGGGACTTCAAAAATCTTGGAACCTGATACAAAACTCTTTTTTGGCACACCCAAAGACCAATGACGCAATGGAGGAGAAAGCTGCATTTTTTACCGCCGTAATTGTATCGGCCGGGGTTTCATTCATACATCCAACGCCCTGGTATTACGCTACAGCACTAATTTTATTTTTGCTGAATGTGTTTTATTTTAGAAAACACCAATCATAATCAAACCGGCCTCGAGCCGGTTTTTTTATACCTTTTTGTTGGCTTAAACAAAATGGCTATATTTGCCCCTAACATATTATTAACTAAATTTTACAGTTATGCAACCCGAAGCATTCATTACTTACGATGACACAACCGACCCGGTAAAATTACAAGCTCTAACCGATGCCGAGACGGCATTAAAAGCCGCGGGCTTTGTTATTGGGGCACGAAAAAAGAGGACGCCTTAAAATGCGTAAGTACTTATTAGGTTTGGCGGTCATAATAGTTTTGGCCGCCTACCAATTAAGAGAGGTGCCTTTGTTTAAAATATTTGACGAGATAGAGAGAGATATTTTTGCAATTTTACTATCATTAGCGGCGCTGATAATTGCTATTGATTATTATTTGCAAAACAAAATAAACTTCATTAGAATTTTTGCAATCTCACTCGCAACATACAATTTACTCAACGAGCTCTTTGGAGACCCTTACGAATATTCTCTATTAAAATATTCTATTGGTACAACAATCGCTATCGGGTGTTATGCTTTTTTTGCTATAAGAGCGTTCGACCTACCTTACTACAAAAAATAAATCTTAAATATATTTTTATGGCTACAATTATTACATCTAATCAGTTTACCCTTAATATGAGAGACCTTATACGAGGTCTTATTTTGGGTATAATAGTCGCTGTTATTCCTATCATACAGGAAACAATTACAACTTGGGTCGACGGCGGGGATTTCATTCTTAATTACCGGGAAATTGTTGGTATTTCCTGGAAAACAACGGTAGGTTATCTTACTTTAAATTTCTTTAACGCCGGCAAGGTTATAACCGTACCGGAAAAGGATAAAGGCGAAAATGTGCATAATACCGCCCGAAAGGTAAAAGAGGCAATACCTCGACAAAATACATAAAAATCAGATTAAATGCCCGTATTTGTAATGCGGGCATTTTTATTAAAAGATTTATTTACTTTTGCTTAAACCTTTAAAGAAATGCTAAAAACTATTATCCAAGCAGCTGTATTACTAACTTTGGTACAAACCAACGATTTGCCGGAGCTTAGGTTACCTGTAATAATCGTTTTGGCAATAGCATTGAGTTTACGGATAGTTAATAAATGGAGCCGTAACAACCTAACAACAAAGATGTTTTTCGTTATGGTTTTTAATGCACTATCATTGTTTTACCTTTTACTCATAGCTTATAAAAATTGGGGCATAGAAAAAAACCCTATTGTTGAGGCTTTCCTTATTGGGGTTTTATCTAATGAGATTGTAAATGAAGTTATAAAAATAGCATCCATAGGATTTAAAAAATGGCTCGTTAACTGGGCCAACTTAATAGCCGCAAAACATGACAGCAATAGAATTTCTTAATTATGTCAACATTATTTTTATTTGGGGCTTGGCCTTATCCCAGGTGTATATTGTTTCCCGAATGAAATTTAGTTTTTATACTTGCTTTGGCCGGCGTCTTTTTTATGGAGACAAAACTTGCATAGCCTGGCTAATGCAACACAAATATTTTATTTGGTCTTTCATTTTAATAATTGTACTTATCGTTTTAAGCCTGGGACTACTCTCCCAGGCATACAGCGGAATGATAAGAATAAGAACCGAGCTCACCGTTAGCACAAGTATATGTTTGTGGCTCGTGCTTTGCCCGCTTATACTATCTCTTTTCTTTAAAGCCCAACAAAACGAAAATTAAATATCTTTGCTGCATAACTTTAAATTTATATTATGTTAGCGACACAAATAACTGATATTGTAGTGCATACGTCGGCAGGTTTTGGAAACCTCAAGAGTATGCAAGATTTTTGGAAAAATACGTTAGGTTGGAAAACTCCAGGTTATCACGTATTTATAGAAACCGATGGTACTAAACATTATTTACTGCCATTTAACACACCCTCCAACGGCGTTGCCGGATATAACTCTCACATTATAAATATTTGTTACCAGGGAGGCGTTGAGAAAGCCGGCATAGATAAAAGAGGTCAAGTAATTTGGAAAGGTAAAGACACGCGCACAACCGAGCAAAAAATTGCTATCCTTGAGGTTATACAGGAAATTAGGCATTATCTCGCAACTAATGGTAAAGTAATATCTAAAGGCCTGGGCATAGTTGGGCATCGTGATTTTAGCCCTGATAAAGACGGCAACGGTGTTGTGGCGCCGTGGGAGCGTATAAAAGAATGTCCTTGTTTTGAAGCTATGACCGAATACAGACAATACACCTCTCCTGATAGGCGGGACATATTGCCAACGATTAAAACACCATCCCCGGCAATAGTTGCCCCGGCCTTTACTCATATTCATGTTGTGGTAAAAGGGGACACCCTTAGCAAAATAGCAAACTCCTACAAAGTAAGTTTAGTCGATATTTATTCTAAAAATAATTTAACGTCAACCGTTATAAAAATAGGGCAAAAGCTAAAAATTTAATTACATTTGCAATACCATTCTTGGGGCACGCCATAGCTCAATAATTTCCACCGCCTAAAAAACGGTGGTTTTTTATTTTACATTTGTATCAACTTTAAAATCAATACAAATGAAAATAACCTTAGAAAGAGTTTTACTCATTGTCCTCGCCCTGGTAATCGCTTATTTATTGCTAAGGGATTGTAAGGGTCAACAATCGGTTGAGAAAGAAACAAGCACAACCGAAACGGTTGATATAAAAAAAACCATCGACGAGGCGGTCAACAATGCCCTGGCTAAACAGCCGGCTCAAACGAGGCCCTACATAATTTATCCTGATAACCATGTCGAGGAGGTCAAAAACATAAATGACGTAAAAGAAAGCGATTTAAGCAACGTTAAGGAGCTACAGGTGTATAGAGACACAACGCTCTTAGATAACGCCACAGTCTATACAGAGATAGCGGCAGACGGCAAGGTTTACTTGCACAAGGTAAAGGCAGAGGTTAACGAAAAGACAGTTACCAAGACCATAACCGAAAAAACAACGGTTAACGGTTCCGGGTTTTATGTTACCGGAGGCGCTTATTTAAATGATGGAATGAAATTAAACACGGTTAGCGCCGGTATAGATTATATCTATAAGAATGATGTCGGTATCGGTGCCGGAGTAATATATGATACATCAAAAAAGGAGGTGTATTACGGGGTTAAAATCTCTAAAAAAATATTCTAATTTTCCAAAAAATCGAATTTTCGATTTAAGAGACTTTTACGTTAGGGAGCGGTCTTATATCATTGCCATACGAGAACGTGCTTTACAGGATAAAAAAACGTATAATTATAATAGCTTATTTTTGAAATACTATAATTGTACATAGTAATTGATATATTTTTATATCTTTGAGGCGTAATTTTCCACAACCGCCTTGACAGAGGCAAAAAGTTTTTCACTTTTAAATACCACTCTTTACAGGGTGGTATTTTTTTTGTAGTAATAAAAAATATTTATACAACGTAATATAAATATATTATATTTGCATAAATAAAATACTTGCAATCGTGGAAAATTCAAGACGAACTTATCGACCCATACCTTATATGGTCGACATTAAAGACCCGGCATTCGACCGGCCAATTTCAGAACTTACAAAGGAATATGAAAGCCCGTACACCCGTACAATAAAGACCCATGAGGATTACGGCGAGTTTCATATAATAATTTTATCGTGAAGCTGCCAAACATAAAGGCGCCATGTAAAGATTGTCCTTTTCGTAAAGACGCGCCCGAGGGTTGGCTTGGCGAGGAGAGAATTATCAACATACTTGCCGCGTCCTCTTTTACGTGCCACAAGACAAGCCGGACGCGTCTGCAATGTGCGGGGCACATGATTATAAAAGGAGACGAAAATGATTTTGTTTTAATGGCTAAAAGGCTAAGCCTGGAAACTGGAATAAAAGGACATGATTTAATTTTTGATACTAAAAACGAATGTATCGAACATCACAAATAAATAAATTTTTTATTATGGCTAAAGAGAAAAAAATTGTTGAGGAGACAACAAAAAGACCGAGGAGCATTGCCGAGGGTATGACAATTGACATCGACCATGTTATTGATACATGGAATAAGCGAAACCCGGATTTAAAACCCATGACCAAAATTAGATTGGCTAAAGAGCTAAAGGTGCATCCAATGATTTTCAGGCAATGGAAAAAACAACCTCCCTACATCTTACATTGTATTTCATACCTTATGAATTTGGTAGGGTGCAAGCTCGAGGATATTTTTAAAGAAAAATTAAAAGAGGAGGCCTAATGGAAAATATAAAAGTATTTAACCCGGAGGCTATAAACCAAAATTCATTTTTTGAGCAAGAGCGGGCAAAATATGAGATTGCTATGAGCACAGCCAAAGCTTATCCGAGAAACCTGGAGCTATTTCTTAAAAATGCTATCACGACCGTAACGCTCGACCTGGAAACCGCCCAGTCGTGTAATTATGCGCTACCAGGGGGCGGCAAGGCTATCCAAGGGCCAACCGTTCACCTCGCTAAGGTTATGGCTCAATATTTCGGAAACTTTATGGCCGAGGCTAAGGTTATAAGTATTGACGGCAATAGTGTAACGTCTAAGGGCATGGCCTACGACCTGGAGACAAATTTTGGCCTTACCATCGAGGTTAAGCGTTCAATTATGTATTACAACGCCGGCCGCCTTGTTAGAATGAGCAACGACATGATAACGGTTACCGGTAACGCTGCTAACTCTATCGCTTTGAGAAATGCTATTTTTTCAGTTATTCCACAAGCTTTTACCAATAAAATAAACCGAGAAGCTAAGAATATGATTATCGGGGATATTAGTGATAAGGAACGATTTTTAAGCCGAAAAAATGAGATTTTTGAGGAGCTGAAAAGCAAGTATAAGCTGAAAGACGAGGAGGTGCTCTATTCCATTGGTAAGCGCGAAATATCCAACGTAATACCGGACGACCTACTTGCTCTTATAGGTTTTGGCCAGGCCATTAAAGACGGGGACGCTTCGGTTGATTATGTTTTTAAAAAGCCTAAAGAAAAAGCTACGAGCGCCGGCGTCGACGAGCGGGCTCTCGAAAAGCTTAAAAAAATAAAAGAGTTGTTTACTGCTAAGAGAAAACTTGTGCCAGTCGCTGACCGGCCAAACATAAAAAGAATAATTGATAACCAAGAGGTTTCCAGTTATGATAAAGTTTTGAAATTACTGGAGGCTATTAATACACCTAAAAAATAAAACATTGTGGAAAATAAATTATCAAATATCAGGACCGGCCGCGTTACATCCGGCGAAATAGTGGATTTAATGAGTAACGGAACATCACGCGGGAGCGTTGGGGCTCCTTTTAAATCCTATGTTGAGGCTTGCATTATGGAGCGATTTTTTAAAGCACCGTCCGACGAAACAAGCGCCGAGGTCTTTCACTTTCATTGGGGCAAGCTATGTGAGCGCATAGTGCATGAGTTACTCGGTACAGAGTATGTATTTCAATCCGACGTAACACTTATGCACCCGGAGCTCGAGGAATGGGTTGGAACGCCGGACGGCTTAAAGTCAAGTAAAAAACTAAAAGAAATTATTACTGTAATTTTAGAGGAGAAAGGTTATAAAATATTACAGGCTAAAACCGTAACCGACATAAAATGTCCTACATCAAAAAAAGGATTTTATAACCTGGTTAGAGACCTTTATATTTTTGACGGTGTTAACGTTACCAAAAGAGAAAAGATAAACGGTAACGATGTTATAAAAATGATAAGAGACCGCTCAAAAGAGGGTAAAAAATATTACTGGCAACTTGTAAGTAATGCTTGTATTACGGGTGCGGAATATGCCGAGTTAATTGTTTATATGCCATATTTTGAGGAGTTACAGGATATAAAGCTATTCAATACGTCGGAGGATGGTCCTGGTTATTATACAATCGAACGAAAAACGATAGAGGAGCTCCCGTATCTAATGAAAGAGACCGGTATTGATAATCTTAACATCATTCGCTTTAAAGTGCCGGAGGAGGACAAAAAAGCCCTTAGAGCGAGGGTTGAGTTAGCTATCGACGAAATTAACCAGGGATAATATGTATATCCATAAGCTACTTGGAGACGGTGCCTTTTGGATGGTAAATAAAGAAATGGCCAAATCGGTAGGGATTGAGGCGGCTTTGCTCCTCGCCGACTTAATCGCTAAGCACGGGTATTTTTTAGTAAATAATCAGCTCGACGAGGATGGTTTTTTTTATAATACTGCAAAGGATATAGAGAGCACAACGACCTTGAGTTTCTACAAACAAAAAGAGGCTCTAAAGGCTTTACACGAGTTTGGTTTTGTTGAGTGTAAGTTAAAAGGAATGCCCGCCCGTGTACATTTTAAAATTCTTGAATACAAGATTTTAAATTTTTTCAATACTGGTGTTAAAGAAATTCAAATACAAGATTTCAAAAATTTTGAAACAAATAATAATAAAGAAAATAATAATAAAGAAAAAGAAAAAAGCTCTTTGTCGCTTTTTGACAAAAGCGACGCCGTGCCAAGCTTGCCGGAGGATATTTTAAAATATCTGAACGAAAAAAAAGGCGGTCGAGGTTTCGACGTTACAAGCAAAAACAATCAAACCGATATTAAGGCCAGGATTAAAGAAAAAAAATATAGCCTGGAGGATTTTAAAAAGGTTATTGATTACAAGGTTACAGAGTGGGGAAAAGATGCCCAGGCGAGAAAGTGGTTGCGACCGGAGACGCTATTTGGCAAACACTTTAACGGCTACCTGATAAATGCCGAGGAAAAAGGATTATTAACGTCGGCCGGTTCCAATAATTTTGTTGACGAGGCTGCAACGAGCAAAGATTTATTATGACACAAATTAATTTACCGCTAAAGCCCTCCGATTACGCTTACGAGAAGTTTAAGCAAGAGGCCGAATTATTTTTCGTAAAAAAATATCTCGACGGAAATGCAGTAAAAGAAAAGTATACTTTTTGCCTGGATGCCTTTTTTAAGTTGGATAACAATAAAGAAATGGATTACGGTCGTGGTATAATAATGGCCTCTCCCAATTATGGGCAAGGCAAATCTTTTTTCTTTGATGTTATCGAGCACCGTTGCAAGCGCGTTGAGAAAAGGAATATATTTAAACGTACCACGGCAAAGGATTTGGTACTTTACTGCATAGAAAACGGCGAGGACGCCCTCAAAGATTTTATAAAAGTTCGTAATTTATATATCGACGATATTGGCGACGAGGGCGAAAACAAAACCTTTCAGATTAAAAAGAGCAAAAACATGGTTAACGTTTTACGTTTTGTCTTGCTTTACCGATATGAAATGTGGATTAAAAAAGGTTGGAAAACATACGGCACCACCAACTTAACTATTGCCCAAATGGGAGAGTGTTATGACGGGCGCCTTGCTGACCGATTAAAGCAAATGGTGCATTGGGTCGATGTAAAATTTTTAGCCGATAACAAGAGCTTTCGGCAAATGGCAGGTACCAGGCCGCTCACTCAAGAGGAGATTGCCGAGAACTGGAAAAAATTATCTCCAGTAAAAAAAGAAATCCAAAAACCGGATGTTATAAAATACCTTAACGAGCTCATTAATGACGACGACGAGTATATAAAAAACATGGGTTGGATAGATTGGAAATATATAAAAAAACAACTGCTATCTCTTGGGTTTTTAAAAGAGAGTGATTTTGTTATGATTGACGAGGAGGCGTTACAATTTGCCGAGCTCGTGTTACGAAAAGACACCGTTGACTACGTTAAATTTACTCTTAGATATGCCGACCGGGAGGTTAGGCTCGCCGAGAGAAATAGAAAGCTTTCCGAAATGGGTCCGGAGGATGTGAGGGAAATGGCCGAGACCATTTTAGCTAAACAGGTATTTTTATCATTGAGAGAAAAAAAACACACTTTTACAGATGTACAATAAATCAATTCCAGTAACGAAAGCGCAATATGACGGCGCCAAAAAGAAGTTTGAGGGTTATATCGCACACCGTCAAGAGGGCGAGGCCTATTTTATAAAGCTGATTGCTCCGGGTCGCGGTGTAACTGCAAAGCTTAAGAAATTTTTAAATATTGAGTAATGGCAAAAACTGTAATAGGAATAGACCCAGGTAAAGGCGGCGGCATAGCCCAGTATAAAAAAGGATTTGCCTCGGCCGTTGCCATGCCGGAAAATGTAAAGCGCCTCAATGAATATTTGATACAACTCCGGGACAATAACCCGGAGATTGTTGTTTTCGTCGAGAAAGTGCAAGCCTTTGTTGAGGACGACGAGGTTGGTGGTTTAAAGTTTGGTATTAATAAACTTCTTGCTCAATTCGAGCAAATTAAGACCGTGTTAATTATAAACGACATTCCATTTATAGAGGTGCATCCTAAGACCTGGCAATCACCCCTAAATTTACCGAAAGGGCTTAGCTCAATGGAAAGGAAAAATTTATATAAGCAATTTGCTCAACAACATTTTCCGGAGGCTAAGGTGAACTTAAAAACAGCCGACGCGCTTTGTATTATGTATTTTGGATTGCAAAAGCTGATTACTGATATACATTGGATAAATCAAAAAATTATTGAATTTAAAAGCGAGGGATTTTTTTAATATTATAAAATACTTTGTTGTTGTATTATAATTATTATATTTGCTAAAAACTTTTATATCGTGGAAAATATAAAAAACATCCTGCTTAGTGGCCTAAGCGATATTAATGAGGCCATAGACCACCATGACGACCAAGACCAGGTTGTTTATTTATCGTCAAAATATTTTAGCGAAAAAAACCAAATCGGTTACGAGCTGACCATCGAGGTAATTGCCTCTATGGTTGATAAATTCCATGAGGGAAATTATCACAGCGACCGAGGAGATTGGGAGGGTCGAGGCTCTTACTGGGATGTGTCGAGTATCTCGATACAGTCGGTTTGTGTTTTTACTTTCGACAATGACGAAATTGATTTAAATATTACTAACCAAGAGGCCGTTGCTTCTATAACTTTTTAGCTATGCGATTTAATGATGTTATTTTTATGCAAAATTTTCTTTCCTGGTTGAGAAAGATAAATATGCACTATTTTGATTACGACGCGTCTGTTATTTTTGAAAAGAACGAAATCGAGCAAGTTGCTTATTATGTTTCTTACCTGGATGAAATGGGCTTTACCATTACAACACCACCCCGAGAAAATGATTTTGTTTACATGACTGTTATTTTCGACAAAGAAAATCGTGAGTATCTCGTGCAAAAACCTGTTTTTAAAACCATGCTACAGAGCTATATCCACGGGATAGAGCAATCAGTTTTAATTATTAAAGCACGACGGAAATAATGGCAAAAAAACTCACCCCTGAGCAAATTGAGCAAAAAATTGTTGATTTAGGTTACGACATAATAAGCGTAACCCAATCAATGATAAAATTTTGGTATCGAGGCCAAAAAGTTCAATACTTTCCAAAATCTGAATGGTTTAGCGGAAAGTCAGTTAAAGACAGCAGAGGCATAGAGGAGCTTTTTAAACAGATAACACCGGAACCCGTTACTAAGAATAGTTATTTAAGGATAGTTAGTACGGTAGTTTTCGACCCTTTGGCCGGCTCAAATTTGCAGACAGTAATACCGGATATAATTGCATTTTGTAAGTTATATAAATGCAATGCAGAATTAAAATTTAACGGCTGTCAAAATGTAATTACTCCAAGTACTGACGCCCAAATTGCAATTAAAGAGTGGTTTAATGGCTAAGCATATTACAAAAAATAAATCGACTTGGATTTTGAAAAGATGGTTGTCCGGAGAAAACAACACCGTTAAAGAGCTTTGTGATAGATACAAAGTAACCCGGCACCAGGTTAATAGAGTAATAGATAATCACCTAAATAAAAAATAATGGCAGAAAACTCAAAAATACAATGGACTGACCATACTTGGAACATCGCGGTAGGATGCAAAAAAGTTGACTCTGATTGCAAGTTTTGTTATATGTACCGAGGTAGCCTTAACGAAACGAGATATAACCCTATGGTTGTACGTAAGACCTTAAGAAATACCTTTAATATGCCGCTAAGGCTAAAAGAGCCGTCAAAGATTTTCGTGAGCTCCTTAACTGATGTTTTCATTGAGGATATTGATAATTTTAGAGACGAAATGTGGAATATCATAAGATATTGCCCTCAACATACTTTTCAAATTTTAACCAAGAGACCGGAACGTATTGCAAAATGCTTACCGCCGGATTGGGGCCATGGTTGGGATAATGTTTGGATAGGCACAAGTGTTGGCAGTCAAGGGAGTTCTCACCGAATAGCCGATATTATTATGCAGACAACAAAGGTCAACATAAATCAAATGTTTTTGTCTCTTGAGCCGCTCCATAGCGAGGTTATTATTGACCACAAATTGCTTGCTCTTTTTGACTGGGTTATCGTCGGCGGGGAAAGCGGTAACGAAACCGGAAAATACAGATACCGGCCTTGTGAGATACAATGGATTGAGAGAATTGTTAACGACTGCAAAGCCCTGGAGGTTCCTGTTTTCGTTAAACAGCTCGGTACACACTTGGCCAAAGAATTAAACCTAAAAGACCGACACGGCGGCAATATCGACGAGTTTCCAATAAATTTAAAAATAAGACAATTCCCAGTATGAAACCAATTATTTTCCCAGGCGCTAACCTTGTGCTAAACAAGCCCGCCGACATGACCGACGAGCAATGCTCACCTTTACACGTACAGAAAGTCACAAGCCAGGGCTTTCCGTATTATATTTCAGCATGGCAGCCAAGCGAGGAGGACATTGCTGCAATAAATCAGGGACGCCCTGTATTTTTGCAGATAACCGGAGCGGCTCACCCGCCGGTATCTTTATTTACACTAACCGAAAAAGGCGAGCACCATGAGCACCGTTAGAACATTTAGCCGGGAGTTTCCCGCTTATCATTCAACCATGGGCCAAACCTATTTTGTTGAGAAAATGCTTAATGTTTTTGATGTTGACTATAAAGGCGAGGGCTATCTCAAAAAACTAAGAGAGCTAAATCCTGATAAGAGTACAAATGTTATATTTGACTTTTGGACGTCGTTGGCGCCATTACCGGAGTTACACCAACGTAAAGGCCATACAATACGCGCCGGCATGTCTTTAAAACCTGGAGATTTGTTTTCTCCTCGAGTATGGTCCGGTAAGCCTTATCGCTCAACACAAATAACTTTTCACAACGATATTGAGGTTGTAAAGACCTGGGATTTTAGTATCGAGGACAAAGAGGTTAAAATCGACGGTAATGAGGCAGGGCTTCTTACAATCCAGGATGTAGCGAATAACGACGGGTTAAGCTTTGCCGATTTAATTTTGTGGTTTAAATATCCAACCACATTTAAAGGGCAAATTATTTGTTGGGACAAAACAATCGAATATTAATTTTAATTTTTATAAAATGATTGAGACAAGACGATTAAATTATGAGGACTTTATTTTTCAAAAGCTTACCTACAATGAGAAACAAGGCAAGCTTGTAATAAAGTACCAGGAGAGAGGCGGGCAGAAAGACGGCCACACCCACGAAAGTATTGAGGCTCCTCACCCGGATTTATTGAAAGCAATGGAGGCTTTAAAACCGCATGTTGCTCGTATACTCACCCTGCAAACCGGTTGGGATTTTGCAAGAGAGGGCTTAAAAAGCGATTTTGATGCCTTAAAGGGGGCGGTACAGGGCGCCACGTATGCAGATAACTCGGTTAAGGTTGTTACTATCCTAATGAAAGGCAAGGAGGACACCGAGGGCGTTAAAATAGCCGGCTCGCTTAAATGCTTAAACGGGGACATGAGTTACAATATCCCGGTTGTAAGGTTTAACAGCGATGCGATGATGATTGAAAAAACCGTTGAGAAACTTGTTGACGACATTAAAGGCGAGGCATTCGGTTTTATTTTCCAAAATAAGAGAAAACAGTATACTATCGAGGAGCAAGAGGAGCTTGACCGTAAAAAAGGTAAGAAAGGCAAAAAAGCCCCAAAGGAGCCTAAAAATCAACTTAATCTTGTTGACGAGGCCGAAAAGGCAGAGCAAGAGCAAGGCGAGAATAAAGAGGAGGAGCAACAAACTGAATAATTTACAGGGCTCCGGCCCTGTTTTATTTTATGGCACAAAAGACACATAAAGATTGTAAAAATTGCGGCATTCCTTTTAAAATGTATCGTACAACTGATATATGTTGCTCACCTAAATGTTACGCCGAATATAAAAATATATCAATATCAAAAGTTTTTAATCCTATCGAGCCAATGGGCGAAAAAAGAACGATAGAAAAAATGCAATATGATGTTGACCGTTTGGTTTACCTGGCCAAACCTGAAAATAAACTTTGTCGTATTAAGGGAACAAATTGCACGGTAAAGGCTACTACAATCGAGCATACTATGGGACGCAAAGGTTATGCCGACGAAAATAAAAGAGCCGCCGGAATTACTTTATATTTGGATAAAGATTATTGGCTCCCGGCATGTTGCAGCTGCAACACCGAGCTCGAGAATAATCCCGAATTGTCAATTAAATTTCAGCTTAGTAAAATTCATGGCGGTACAAAAGAAAAAAAGTAATGAGCCGGTTTGGACCGGTCCACCACCGGAGACAATTGTAGATGTTGTTTCTATTAAATGCGAGAGAGTAATTGTTACACCAATGAGGTATGACGAGGCAAAAAATATAAAAGCCTTTAAAAACGGATGGACTAACAATATTTTTCAACAGGGATTTCATAATTATAAAACAACCGAAATTAATGGAGATACCAGGACGGATAAAATGGATTGACGAAACTAAGGCCTTTGGAGCTAATGGTTTTCGGAAAAGAGAGTTGGTAATTACTACCGACGAGCAATATCCTCAACATATACTTGTTGAGTTTACTCAAGATAAATGTGATTTGCTTAATAGCTTTGGCATTGGTGAGGCTGTTAAAATATCAATTAATTTGCGTGGCCGAGAGTGGGTAAACCCTCAAGGAGAGCTAAAATATTTTAATAGTATACAGGGGTGGAAAATAGACCGTATTGGCCCGCCTCAATACGGCTACCAAGCGCCTCCACCGCAACAAAACTACCAAGGCACCGGGAGCGCCGTTGACGACTACCAACAGCGACAAAATCAACCGCAACAAAATACTCCACCAAAAGAGGAGGAGCACGACGATTTACCTTTTTAATTAAAAGCCTCAAATGTGAGGCTTTTTTATTTTATAATATAAAATGTTTGTTTGGTATAATATAATTATTATATTTGTCTCTCATGATTAACAAACGAAAAGACTTGTATCGTGGAAAATACAACCTTATCTCGATTACCGAGGCCTAAGAAATCAGACGACCCGGAGAGAGCTGCAATAAACATGAATTTTATTATCAAGTGGAAACTAAAAGACCACGGTGGTATAAAGGCGCTTAAAGGCACTCATTTAGTGAGCGCCGGAAAGTACATGGCCATTATTGAAAAACATACAGAGCTCGACCCTGGCGCCACTAAGACAGAGCACTTTAATCGTGCCCTATCAACTAAAGAGCAAAACCTCACCATTATTACAAGAGACAACTTAATTGTTCAATTTTTCAGAAAATGAAAACCAAAAAAATAATATATGTCGGTAATATTGCCATTTTAGCAAGTAGTGTAAAAGCGTTCGAGCAAATGAAAGAACTCGTTGAGGCTCGAAATTATCTTTGTTTACATATTAGGAAATTGGACGACATAAGAGGTGTACACTTTGCAGATGTTTTTACGGCTTATGATTATAAGAAATTACAAGGTTTTCAAGAATTACATGAGCTTGCTCTTTCGAGAATAAAAAGACCTGATTGGAATATAAATTTTTAACATTAATAATTTTTACTATGCACATTAAAAAAATTACAGTAAGTAACCTCAAAACTATAAAAGATTTTGAGCAAGATTTTCAGGGAGGCGTTTACCTGGTTACCGGTGAGAATGAAATCGGAAAGAGTACAATATTAAATATTATTGGTACTCTACTTACCGGCGAGCGCTCGAGCAATTTGCTAAAGGAGGGTGAGGAGAAAGGTTTTGCCAAAATAACCGTTGGCGAGGGAGAGGAGCAATATGAGGTATCGCTTACTTTCAGCGATAAAAACCCGCGCGGCACCCTGCAAATACAAAAAGTTGGTAGCCCAATGAAAAGCGACAAGATTAGCGCTTTACAGGATATTTTTAAATATCAGGATTTCGATGCCAACGAGTTTGTTAAATGGAGCGATACGGCCGAGGGGCGCCGTAAGCAAGTGGCCGTTGTAAAAAGTTTGCTCCCAAAGGAAATACAGGAGCGTATTGCCGAAATAGATACCGAAGTCGAAACCACAAAAAAGGAAAGAGAGCCAGTTAACCAAGATATAAAAACTTATCAGGGGTTAGTTGACAAGCCAGGGGTTAACGAAAAGGATAAAAAAACCTATGCCAAAGCGGTTATTGCTCAAGAGGCAATTGATAAAAAAGTAACCGCGGCCACTACAAACGAGCAACGCACCGGTGTTATAAGTAGACAAAACGACCGTATAAAAGAGCTCGAAAGTTGGGACGACACAACAAAAGAAGTTGTTGACGAGTATGACGCCGATATTGCCGAGCTCGAGGCCGAGCTCGAGGCTAAAATAAAAGAGAAAAAAAATTATGTCGATAATCGTGCCATAGAAAAGGAAAAGGCCGAGACACAAAAGCAAGAGGCCGCCGCCTGGTTGCTTGCTAATCCCGAGCAAGACCTTGTTGCGCTTCAAAAAGATATTGACGATGTTGAGGAGCATAATAAAAAGCATACCAAAGTTAAAGAGCTCGAGCAAAACATTAAAAAGCTCGAAACTTTAAAAAAGAAAAAAGCTAAACAGGAAGCCAGTATAAATAAATTGCTTGCAGACCGTAAAAAGGTAATTAAAGACGCTAAGCTCCCTATCGACGGCCTTGACTTTGACGACGACGGCCTTACCCTTAACGCGGTGCCGTTCCGTACTGGAGAGATAAGCACCTCGCAGGAAATGGAGGTTGCTGCCAAGCTTATTATCGCTAAAAACCCAACCGTTAAAGTTTTCCGTATCGCACAAGGCGAGAGCCTGGGCAAAAAACGTCTCCAGGCCATTGTTGACTTTGCAAATAAATCCGGTTACCAGGGCTTTATTGAGGAGGTACACCGCGGCCAAGACGAGCTTATCATACATGAGTATACTGAAAAATAATGATAGAGCTAAAAAAAGTATATTATGAAAATGCCGCCTTAACTATGGAGCGTATGGAGGACGAGGTAATCGATTTAACGGTTACCTCGCCGCCGTATGATGGGCTAAGGGTATATAATGGCTACAGCTTCGATTTTGAGGCCATAGCAAGAGGCTTATGGCGTGTAACCAAATGGGGGGGGGTAATTGTTTGGGTTGTTTCAGACCAAACAAAGGACGGAACCGAAAGCGGTACAAGTTTTCTCCAGGCGCTATATTTTAAAAGCCTGGGATTTAATTTACATGATACAATGATTTACGAAAAGGTTGGGCTTACTATGAACCATAACAGATATGAGCAAGAATTTGAGTATATGTTTGTTTTCAGTAAAGGAAAGCCCAATACATTTAACCCTATAATGGTACCATGTCGTTTCCCGGAAACTAATCGAACCGGTAAATACTCCGAGACCGACGAGATAAACCGAAAAGCTTACAGCGGCAAAAAGCGTAAACCAGTACAATCAACAAAAATTAAAGGCAATATTTGGCGCTATGCAGTTGGTAAAAATCACTCAACAAAAGACGCTATTGCGTTTAAACATCCGGCAATTTTCCCGGAGAAGCTCGTGAGAGACCATTTGCTTTCCTGGAGTAATGAGGGTGATTTAGTTTATGACCCTTTTGCCGGGAGCGGAACTACTCCAAAGGTTGCCCAGGTTTTAAATAGGCGTTGGGTTGCAAGTGAAATATCCGAGGAGTACAAGCCTATAATTGACGAAAGATTAAGAACTCTTGAAAATACCTTATTTTAATGGCAACCGTTAAATTTAATTTAAAAGAAGTTGAGGGCGAAAATAGTTGCGAGGTAACTATTAAAATGACGCACGACGTGGCCGAGGATATATTTGAGATTATAAACTCAATATATTGGGTTGAGATAACTTCAACCGGCTCGGCAAGTTTCAACTCAAAATATCACATTGCTAAATTTACTCTTACCGATAAGGATAAGATTATAAAGCTAAAGAACGGCATACACAACACATATTTAAAAGTAAATAATCACTTAAATTAGAATTATGAAAAAAAGAATTTACATCAAAAACGAAAAGCCTGGAGCGCCCTGGTGGTTTACTATGGCCGTGATATTATTTATTGACCGACTTGGTTATCCTGGTTGGGCATGGGGTGCCGGCGGGGTCTTAATGGCTATGGCCTGGATTGTTTATTTTAACCGATTTTTTAATAGTGTCGAGATAGATATTTTTGAGGATTTAAGAGACCCGATAAAAATGTCTGTAACTCGTAATTTTCAGGAAATGGTTAACGAACGGATTAGAGAAGCTAAACAAAAAGCCGATGCAAGTAAGTAGACCTCTCGCTTTCTTTGACCTGGAAACTACAGGTAAAGAAACCACGAAAGCCCGAATTATAGAGATAGGACTTGTCATAATAAAAATGGATGGTACTACAGAAGAAAAGCGCCGCTTAGTTAACCCTGGTGAGCCCATACCACCGGAGGCCACCGCAATACACGGCATTACTGACCACATGGTCGCCGGGCAACCTAAATTTAAAGAGATAGCCAAAAGCCTTATTGTTACTCTTGAGGGTTGCGACTTGGCCGGTTACAATATCGATAAATATGATATACCGGTATTGTCGGAGGAGTTTGCCCGCGTGGGCATAGACTGGCCGCCTAAAGAAAGCAAAATCTTAGACGTGTATAAGCTGCAAAGTTTGCATAATAGTAATAGCTTGGCAGCCGTATACGAGCGTTATTTTGGCAAACCACTTGAGGGAGCGCACGGCGCGCTCACTGATACAAAGGCAACGCTCGAGGTGCTTGTTGAGATACTCGCCCGTTATTATAAAGACGGGGTTACGGTTGAGCAATTACACGACCTCCTCCAGGGCGAGGACGACCCGCGCCGGGTTGACTATGCCGGAAAGCTGACCCTAAACGACGCGGGGCAATTAGTTTGGGCTTTTGGGCCTCATATTAACCAACCCGTATTATCTGACCTGGGTTTTTTTAATTGGGTTTTATCCAAAGACTTTCCCGCCGGCACAAAGCGTATATTGTTAAACTACCAAAAACAACTTTTTGATGGAAATTAAAGACCCAGTAACTTTAACGGCCGATTATATAAGGCAATCAAAAGAAAACTTTCTTTTAACTTTTAAAGGTGAGCCTCATTGGTTTCCTAAAGACCAGGTTGATTATAATCAGGATAGCAAAGAGCTGATTGCCCCGCGTAAGTTGCTCGCTAAAAAGTTCCCAGGCGAATTTTAATGAGGTGTTATTTTACATATCTCGACGGTGAAAAATATCTTATACCGGGATGTATTGACGTTATGCACACCGATGACATAAGAGATTGCACTTGCCCGCAACCGACAACCGAGCACCGATTTATGAAAGAGCGTTTTAATGCGGTTTTGAAAGATAAAAACGAAACCATTAAAATATTGCTTTCGGAAAACAAACGGCTAATCAAAGAGCTCGACAAAAAATATAAGCCCGGCAAATAAGCCGGGCTTTTTTTATGCTCACGACATTAATGTCGTTAGCATAAATATTATAAATATATTTTGCTATGTAATATAATTATATTACTTTTGATTTATGGAACATTAATTTAAAAAGTGAAAAATGCGTTTAAACAATTTTAAGCGACGGGCTCGCCTCTATGTATTGAGGCACCGTGAAAAAATAATTATCCTATTATCGGTAATGTTTTTTATAATAACCCTATACCTTTTTTTGATATGGAAAATTTAGAGTACTGGAAACAACGGGCGCTACTTGCCGAGGACTACATCGATAAAATCCCGTGCGACCCGGATATTACAGCCGAGCAATATGGCGCTTACAATCGTTGGAAAAACTTCAAAAGCTCTAATTTTAAAACGCTCACCATGCTTTATAAAATATTGAGCGTTTCAATGAAAGAGCGAAAGTTTTTCAATGAGGGTATATGTAACAACATTAATCGTCTACTAAACGAAAGTGTTATCACAGCCGACGAGCACGGGAGGCTCCTGGAGCACTTTATGAGCCAAAAGCCAACCGAGACCCTACACCGAGAATATTATGAGCCTGGAGAGCTCGGTAGTTATTGGTGGCCCAGGACGCCAATTGGATTAGCAAACAGGAAAATATTTATTACAAAATTAATTTATATAACAAGTATCTAATGGCTAAGAAAGGTAAAAAGCGTCTGAACTACTACCAGGCTCATAAAAATAAATCACCGTCTTATTTTCACTATCCGAGAGGGTGGAACCGTTACGCCATAAAAGTAGATAACAGTGTTATCGCTTTTGTAAGAGTTAAGAATGCCAGTGAAAATTTAATACAATCATTAACCGCACTCGCTAAGGCAGCGATAAAATTTTATAGAAATCAGGATAGAAAAGCAGGAATTGAAAAATCACAATTAGATTTTGCTGATAGATTTTAGCCAACAAAAAAATGCCATGAAATACACTCAATTATTCACAAACAAAAATAAAATTATGTTAATCAAAACAATTGCAAAAGTAATAGCTAAAAAATTAGAGGACTGGCTCGAAACAATCACAGACGAAAACCTTAGAAAAGAGGTGCGGAAAAGCTTGCTTGTA